CTTAAAAAAATCTCCGGAGGGATATTTTGGGAATGGGGCTTACCCCCTCGGGTGCAGTATTTGAAAGAACTTACAGAGCTGAATTTCCACCAGTCACCGAAAGGAGAAAAGAAACATGAAAGGAGATGTTCACACTTTATGGAAAATACTTCAACCCTGTAAGCTCGTTCAAATACTGCACCTATTCTTACCTAAAAGAGTATCAGTTTAGACAGAAAGTGCAGCACAAGTATGCGGATATGGCGGAACTGGCAGACGCAATAGACTCAGAATTTATTGGAGGTAACTCCGTGCAGGTTCAACTCCTGTTATCCGCACCAAATTTTTAAGAGAGGAGGCAGTGCTAATGCCCAAAGGTAAAGCTGCAAGCTCTTCCGACTCAAATAGCCCATTGAGACCACCGACATCTCTCGAAGCGCAAGAGAACTTAATGATTTCTTTGGCGGTTCAATGTGCTGAAAAGCAGCTCAGAGACGGAACTGCTTCTTCTCAGGTCATAACGCATTATTTGAAACTTGGTTCCAGTAAGGAACGAATCGAAAAGGAGATTCTGGAGAAGCAGAAAGAGCTTATCGAAGCGAAGACCAAGAATCTAAATTCCAATAGTGAAGCCAAAGAGTTGTACAACAAGGCTCTTGAAGCGTTTAGGAGATATTCAGGTGCAGGCGGTGATGGCGATGAATATTAAAACTTATTCAGAGTTGATTACACTGCCGACATTTGAAGAACGGTTTTGTTATTTGAAACTCGAGGGCTCTGTTGGGAAAGAGACTTTCGGTTTTAAGCGCTGGCTGAACCAAGAGTTCTATCATTCAGACAAGTGGTTAAGATTCAGAGATGAAATTATCATTCGTGATGAAGGTTGTGATCTTGGAGTACCGGGTTATGAAATCTTTGACTCAATATTGATTCATCATCTGAACCCCATCACTTATGAAGACCTGTTGAATCAGAGTCCATGCGTCTTCGATCTGGAGAATGTAATATGCACCAAGTTGAATACGCATAATGCTATTCACTATGGTGATGAGAGTTTGTTACTTCTCCCTCCAGTACAGCGCACACGAAACGATACATGCCCTTGGCGAAAGTAATGAAAGGAGAAACACCCAATGGAAAATAAAATCTATGAAAATTCCGTTCTTGATGAACAGACTGAAAACATCAAGGAGCAGGAAACGGAGTTTTGCGAAGACGCTGCTCGAAATGTGATCGGTGTTGTTACTGATTGCCTGAAGCTGAACATTCGTGAAAAGCCGACTAAGGATTCCAGAGTAGTAACGGTTGTGACCTGTCTTGACGAATTGGAAATTGACATGGGCGATTCCAATGATGATTGGTACGCTGTCTGTACTGCTACCGGTATCGAAGGATTCTGCATGAAGAAATTTGTAGCCGTCAGGCAGTAAGGAGAAAACGATATGGACAGTATACTGACATCGATTAAAAAGCTGCTCGGAATTGCTGAAGAGTATGAGCACTTTGACCCGGACATCGTCATGTACATCAATTCGGCATTCTCAGTCTTGACGCAGCTCGGTGTTGGTCCTGAAGAAGGATTCCGTATCGAAGATGCAAGTAAGACCTGGTCTGAATTCCTGTACGATGATCCTCGTCTTGAATTTGCAAAAACCTTTATTTACCTGAAGGTAAGACTGGCATTCGACCCGCCGTTGAGTTCGGCAGTGATGGAAGCAATTAACCGACAGATCAGCGAGCTTGAATGGCGAATCAATGTGACAGTCGACCCTGATTAAAAATGAGAGGAGGATTTCAAAATGGATAATACAACACTCGCCCATCATGGCATCATCGGCATGAAATGGGGCGTCCGGCGCTATCAGAACAAAGATGGCACTCGTACCGCAGCCGGAAAGAAAAGAGAAAGTTCTTCTAACTCTGATGCTCCTGCTCATGAGGACTATGCTAAAGCTCATAACAGTAAGAGTGTTAAGTCTATGAGTGATGCAGAGCTTCGTAACCGACTGAATCGTCTTCAGATGGAGAAACAGTACAGTCAATTGTCTTCGACTGATGTGAATCGTGGAAAGGAATATGTATCAAAAACTCTGAAAGTTGCCGGAACAATTGCAACTGCTACTTCGACCGCCTTAACCATTTATAATAACTACGGCAAGATCAAAGAAATTGTAAACGGTATGGCTAAGAAAGCTGACTAAGGAGGTACTTATGGCATTATCAAACACTGCCGTTCCCAAGTATTATGGCATGTTTCGTGATGCCGTGATTCGAGGGGAAATCCCAGTCTGCAAAGAGATCTCTATGGAAATGAACCGTATTGATGATCTCATCGCTAATCCGGGTGTGTACTATGATGACCAAGCTGTTGAGGGATGGATCGCTTATTGTGAGTCTGAACTTACTCTAACAGATGGCTCTGACCTCAGCTTATTGGATAGCTTCAAACTTTGGGGTGAACAGATCTTTGGTTGGTACTATTTTGTTGAGCGAAGCGTGTATCAACCGAATCCAGATGGTCACGGTGGGCACTATGTTCGCAAGAATGTGAAAAAAAGGCTGATTAACAAACAGTATTTGATCGTTGCACGAGGCGCCGCTAAATCAATGTACGGCTCAACCTTGCAGGGTTACTTTCTGAATGTTGATACCTCTACTACTCATCAGATCACCACCGCCCCTACAATGAAGCAAGCGGAGGAGGTCATGTCCCCTCTTCGCACCGCTATCACTCGTTCGAGAGGACCGCTGTTTCAGTTCTTGACAGAAGGCTCTTTGCAAAACACAACTGGTTCCAAAGCGAATCGAACAAAGTTAGCCTCTACAAAAAAGGGCGTTGAAAACTTCCTTACTGGTTCTCTTCTTGAGGTCAGACCAATGAGCATCAATAAGCTCCAGGGTCTACAAATCAAGGTTGCGACCGTTGATGAGTGGCTTTCCGGTGACATTCGAGAGGATGTTATTGGTGCTATTGAGCAGGGTGCATCCAAGGTGAATGACTATATCATTGTTGCAATCAGCTCGGAAGGTACGGTTCGTAACGGAAGCGGCGACACTATCAAAATGGAGTTGATGGACATCCTTAAGGGTGACTACATCAATCCCCATGTTTCCATTTGGTGGTATAAGCTTGATTCCATTGATGAAGTCGGAGACCCGGAAATGTGGCTCAAGGCTAATCCGAATCTCGGAAAAACTGTAAGCTATGAAACTTATCAGCTTGATGTTGAACGAGCTGAAAAAGCTCCAGCTGCCCGAAACGATATCCTTGCAAAGAGATTTGGGCTGCCTATGGAGGGCTATACCTATTACTTCACTTATGAAGAAACTCTTCCGCATCGAAAGAGGGACTACTGGCAGATGCCTTGTTCTCTCGGTGCAGACTTATCGCAGGGCGATGACTTCTGCGCATTTACATTCTTGTTTCCTCTGCCAAACGGTTCCTTTGGTGTTAAGACAAGAAACTACATCACCTCTACAACTTTGATGAAACTGCCTGCTGCTATGAGGATCAAGTACGATCAATTCATGGCTGAGGGCAGTTTAATTGTTTTAGAGGGTGCTGTACTTAATATGATGGATGTCTATGAAGATTTGGATAACCATATTCAGGAGTGCGGATATGATGTTCGGTGTCTTGGGTTTGACCCGTATAATGCAAAAGAATTTGTAGCGAGATGGGAATCTGAAAATGGTCCGTTTGGAATTGAGAAAGTTATCCAAGGCGCTAAAACTGAGTCGGTTCCACTTGGAGAACTGAAAAAGCTTTCTGAAGAAAGAATGCTTATTTTCGACGAGGACCTTATGACCTTCGCTATGGGTAACTGCATTACCCTTGAAGATACAAATGGAAACCGTAAACTTTTGAAGAAGCGATACGAGCAGAAAATCGATGCTGTTGCGGCAATGATGGACGCTTATATTGCTTATAAACTCAATCGAGACGCATTTGAATAAGGAGGTGGTCAAGTTGGATGAGATGTATCATCATGGTATTCTCGGTCAGAAATGGGGCGTTCGCCGTTTCCAGAACAAAGACGGAACTTTGACCGCCGCAGGTCAAAAGCGTTTGGAAAAGAAAGACACAAATTGGGCTCATAAAAACCACGACAAAATTGTATCTAAAGCCCGCAAAGATGTTTCCAAAGAACTCGATCAGTATGCCAATCAACTATTGAAAAATCCTTCCTCTGTGACATCGAAAGGTAAAATCAGTTCTTCGGCTATCAATTCCTATAATCGGAAGATGGCTGAACTGATGAATGAGTCCGTCAAGAATGTTACCGCACCTTCAGGGCGTGTCATTCAATTCGTTGCAAAACGAGGTGAAGTCGGCGTGCATATGGCTCTGGCTGACAGAGGCTATGATATGCAGCAGCTGAAGAATGGTATCTGGGCTTCCGGTCGAGTTGCCTATAAGAAGAAAAATGTTGATATGGTTTAAGGAGGTGATGATTCAAAATGGAGATGTCTTTTGGTTCCAAACTGAAACATGCTTGGAATGCGTTTACTGGTAATGTTCAAACGAATTACCGGGATTTAGGTATGAGCTACTCATACCGAGCTGACAGACCAAGAATGTCCAGAGGCAATGAAAGATCAATCGTCACATCGGTTTATAACCGAATTGCGCTTGATGTTGCGGCCCTGAATGTTCAGCATGTTCGGTTGGATGAAAATGGGCGTTTTCTTTCGGTCATCGATGACGGATTGAATAATTGCCTCACTTTGGAAGCGAATGTCGATCAGACGGCACGGTCGTTCGTTCAGGATGTAGTTATCTCTATGTTTGATGAAGGAAGCGTGGCTATTGTTCCGGTCGACACCACGACTGACCCAAATGTGTCCGGTTCGTATGATATACAGTCTCTGCGTGTCGGACAGATTTTAGACTGGTATCCGCAGTATATTCGTGCTCGTGTGTACAATGAACAAACGGGCAGAAAAGAAGATATTGTGGTGCCGAAAAGTGCAGTGGCTATCATTGAGAATCCGCTGTACGCAGTTATCAATGAGCCGAACTCAACTATGCAGCGGCTCATTCGTAAACTTAACCTACTTGATGTCATTGATGAGCAAAGCGGATCTGGAAAACTCGATTTAATTATTCAGCTTCCTTATGTAATCAAGACAGAAGCAAGGCGTCAACAGGCCGAAAATCGGCGTAAAGATATAGAAAACCAGTTGTCAGGTTCGAAGTATGGTATCGCTTATACTGATGGTACTGAGCATATCACACAGTTGAATCGTTCCGTGAACAACAACCTGATGTCCCAGATTGAATACTTGACGAGTATGCTATACAGCCAGTTGGGGATCACTCAGAGCATTTTGGATGGAACAGCGGACGAGAAGACAATGCTGAACTACAACAACCGGACAATCGAGCCGATCATTTCCGCTATTGTTGATGAGATGAAACGAAAGTTTCTGACCAAAACTGCCCGATCACAACGACAGTCGATTTCGTTCTTCAGAGATCCGTTTAAGTTGGTTCCTGTTAATGAAATCGCTGAAATTGCTGACAAATTCACGAGAAATGAAATCATGACTTCGAATGAAATTCGTCAGGTCGTTGGTATGAAACCTTCTGATGACCCAAGAGCAGACGAACTCAGGAATAAGAATCTGAGTGAACCGTCCGGCTCCGATCAGCAGTCGGAAGAAGCACCAATCACCACAGACAATTCAGTTGAAGAGTCAGCAAGTGATTTGGACGACAAAATCTCTAAGCAAAAATCGAAAAAGTAAGGAGGAAATTCAAAATGAGTAGACCTTTTTCGGTTGAGGCTTGTGATTTCAGCGGCTGGGCAACCCGAAATGACCTTAAGTGTTCCGATGGGCGAGTAATTCGTCGGGACGCCTTTAAGAATAACGACGGTATTAAAGTCCCGCTGGTCTGGAATCATCAGCACAACAGTCCTCGTGATGTTCTCGGTCATGCATGGCTTGAGAACCGTGAGGAAGGTGTTTACACCTATGGCTTCCTCAATGACACCGCTGACGGTGAAATTGCGAAAGTCCTTATTAAGCATGGTGACATTTGCGCTCTGTCCATTTACGCCAATCAACTTCAGCAGGCTGGTCCTGATGTACTGCATGGTTGTATTTGTGAGGTGAGTCTTGTGCATAAGGGTGCTAATCCTGGTGCATTTATTGACTCTATGCTGAAGCATGGTGAAATGTCCGATGATGAAGCTATCATCTATACCGGAATGCCTCTTTGCCTTTCCCATTCTGCCGAGTCTAAGGATGAGCAGAAAGAGGAGGAAAAGAAGGAGAATACCAAAGAGGACAAGCCTGCCGAAAGCAAGGAAGAGAAGAAGGACGATGAAGAGACGGTTGCTGATGTAATCGACTCTATGTCCGAAAAGCAGCAGAACGTCATGTATGCACTTATTGCACAGGCTCTCGAAGGTGAACCTGAAAAGGAATCCAAAGATGATTCCGATAACAAATCTGAATCCAATAAGGAGGATAACACAATGAAACATAATGTCTTTGACAACGATCAGCAGAAGAAGACCGAGGTTCTGTCTCACGCTGACCAGGCAAGCATCATTTCCATGGCTAAGTCCAACAGCGTCGGCAGTCTTCGTACTGCTATGGATATCTATGTGGAGCAGAATCCTGACAGCGTTCTGGCTCACGGCATCGATGGTATCGAAACTCTGTTTCCTGAGTACAAAGATGTCCGTCCCGGTGCTCCTGAACTGCTCACTACTGACCAGGGTTGGGTAAACGAGGTTCTGAAGAAGGTTCATAAGAGCCCTATCTCCCGTATCCGTACCCGTCAGGCTGACCTGCGTAACATTGAGGCTCTTCGTGCCAAGGGTTACAAGAAGGGCACTCAGAAGGGTTATGTCGGTAACATCCAGCTGCTCCACAGAACTACCGATCCTCAGACCGTGTATGTGAAGAGCAAGCTTGACCGTGACGACATCATCGATATTCAGGACTTTGATGTGGTGCAGTACCTGTACGGCATCGACCGTATGAATCTGAACGAGGAGCTGGCAACGGCTATCATGATCGGCGATGGTCGTGAGGTTGGTGCTGACGGTAAGATTGCTGAGGATAAGATCCGCCCGATCTGGCTGGATGACGAGCTGTACACCATTCATGCTGATGTCGACATTGCCGGCATGAAGAGCACGCTTCAGGGCACCAACACTTCCGCTAATTTCGGCGAGAATTACATTTATGCAGAAGCCGTGATCCAGTCTCTGTTGTACGCTCGTGAGAAGTATAAGGGCTCTGGCACTCCCGACTTCTACTGCACGCCTCATCTGGTCAATGTCATGCTGCTTGCCCGTGACCTGAATGGTCGCCGCATCTATGACAAGGTCAGTGATCTGGCTGCGGCTCTGAATGTCGGTCAGATCATTACGGCGGAGCAGTTCGAGGGTAAGACTCGTACTACTACGGACAGCAAGACCAAGAAGCTTCTGGGTCTTATGGTCAACCTGGCTGACTATTCTCTGGGCGCTACCAAGGGCGGTGAAATCACTCACTTCACTGATTTCGACATCGACTTCAACCAGGAGAAGAGCCTGCTGGAGACTCGTTGCTCCGGTGCTAACACTCGTGTTATGTCCGCTATTGCTCTGGAAGAGGATGTCACTGACCGCCCTTAACGAGTCTCACGGTTGAACCTGCGGACGGTGAGACGGAATTGCTCGGTAAAACCGCAGCAGATTTGCAGGAGAATGTTGCAATCTCCGGTAGAGAAATTACCGGTACGCTGAAGCTGGTCACCGATTACACGAGATTCAGCAGTGCGACCGATGAGCAGAGTGGTAACTATCTCGCTCTGCATGTAACTCAGGAACCGGAAGATGCAACGGTTACAGTGGAACTGATTGGCGGTAAGAATGGAGCAGTCGAACTGGACGACGATGGTTTGATTGTGCTGAAGATCGCCGATACGGCAAAGCAGTCGGTAAAGGTTACTGTCACCAATGGTGAAGATACCGCCACAAAGACTTATAGTCTTAAGGGACTGACCTTGGCGACTGAGTAAGGAGTGAAAATTCAAAATGGCTAAATTTTATGGAGTAATTGGCTACGCTGTAACAGAAAAGACTAAGCCGGGCGTTTGGACAGAGAAAATCATCGAGCGTATGTACTATGGTGATTTAACTCGTAACACTCGTAGGCTTCAGTCTGCGGAACAACTCAACGACAACATCAATGTTGCGAATGAGATCAGTATCGTAGCCGATCCATTTGCCAATGAGAATTTTCATTCGATGAGGTATGTTGAGTTTATGGGTGCTAAATGGAAGGTGACAAGCGTTGAAGTTCAGTACCCAAGACTTATACTGACTGTGGGAGGTGTATACAATGGCGAGCAGGCTTGATCTGCAAACTTTCCTGGAAGAACTCCTTGAAAGCAAAAATGTGTATTTTCAACCTCCTGAGTCGGTAAAAATGAAATACCCCGCTATCGTTTATGCACTTGATGACATCGAAAATGTGCACGCCGATAACGGGGTTTATTCATCTCACAGACATTATTCGGTCACAGTCATTGACTCTGATCCGGATAGTGAGCTTGTCGGTAAGGTGGTTGCTATACCTACCTGCCGATTCGAACGATATTATACAAGCGAGAATCTGAATCACTGGAATTTCTCGCTCTATTTCTGATAAGGAGGAATATCTTTATGTCCAAAATCATTTGGGATAAAACTGGTGAACGCCTGTATGAAACTGGCTGTGACCATGGCGTTCTCTATCCGATGCAGCCCGGCGGCGTTTACAACAATGGCGTTGCATGGAATGGTCTGACTGCCGTTACCGAGAGTCCTTCCGGTGCTGAGGCTTCCCCGATTTACGCCGATAACATCAAGTATGTGAACCTGGTTTCCAACGAGGAGTTCGGCGCTACCGTCGAGGCATATATGTACCCCGATGAGTTTGCTGAGTGCGATGGTTCTGTTGAGATCATGCCTGGTATGTATGCCGGTCAGCAGTCTCGTAAGACTTTCGGTTTGGCATATCGCACCATTCTGGGCAATGATACCGATCTGAACGATTACGGCTACAAGCTGCATCTGGTCTACGGCTGTCTGGCTGCTCCTTCCGAGAAGGGTTACAGTACGGTCAACGACAGCCCTGAGGCGGCTACTCTGTCCTGGGAGATCAGCACTACTCCTGTCTCCATCAACAAGCTGGTCAACGGTAAGAAGCTGAAGCCGACTGCTACGCTGACCTTTGACTCCACTAAGTTCAGTGCCGAGTTCATGACCCAGCTGGAAGAAATCCTGTATGGTAAGGACCCGACTACCACTGGCGGTAACGATGGTGTCGAGCCTCGCCTGCCTCTGCCCGATGAGATTATTGAACTGTTCGATAAGACTCAGAATCCGGAGGGCTAATCTCTAAAATCATGGAGCCGTATTCAGGTAAGCTGGCGGCTCCAACTTTTTTAATTTGAAAGGAGAAAATTTCAATGACTAAGGAAACTATCACTTATACCGATCTGAACGGTGTTCAGAGAACCGAAGATTTTTACTTCGACCTGTCTAAGCCTGAAATCGTAAAGATGCAGGCGAGCGCTAAAGGTGGCTACGATGTTCAGCTTAAGAGTATCGCTGCCAGTCCGAATGGTGCGCTTATTATGGAGTTCTTCGAGAACTTTATTAAGACCGCTTATGGTGAGAAGAGCGATGATGGCAGACGCTTCATGAAGTCCGAGGAGATTTCCAGAAGCTTTATGGAAACTCCCGCTTACGAGGTACTGTTCGAAAAGCTTGTCACCGATGCCGGTGCTGCATCCGAATTTGTAAATCGTGTGATGCGTGCTAACGGCAATAAGCAGGCTGCACCCATCGCATCTAATTAAAGAAAGCTCGGAGGACTAAGGAATGCTGAAAATTACTGTGCCGGCTGCCGAGTTTTGGGATGAAATTCACGAGGAATTTATCTACAAGAAAGAGCAGACTTTGCAGTTGGAGCATTCCTTAGTCTCTCTTTCAAAATGGGAAAGTAAATGGAACAAGGCATTTCTCGGTAAGCAAGAAAAAACTGATGAGGAGATTCTGGATTATGTACGATGCATGACTTTGACCCAGAATATCGATCCCGAAGTATATACTCGGCTGTCTGCTGAAAACTATGCCGCCATCAATGCGTATATCGAGGCACCAATGACTGCAACTTGTCTCATTGAAGATAAGCAAGCCAGAGGTCACAAGGAAACGGTTACATCTGAGCTTATTTATTACTGGATGATTTCTTATAACATTCCTGTAGAGTTTCAAAAATGGCATTTGAATAGGCTGTTGACTCTCATACGGGTGTGCAATGTCAAGAATTCTCCACCTAAGCGAAGAAGCAAGCGTGAAATGTGGAATCGGAATGCAGCCATCAATGCCGCCAATCGAAAACGCTTTGGTTCTAAGGGGTGATTGAATGAACAGACGATGCCGAAAATGCTTTTTTAAGAAGGTTTGCCATAAAAAGCCATCTTATAAAGCATGGCTGAAAACTTATACCAAAAAAGCAGTTACAGCGATTCTTGTTATTGCATTGATCGATCTGCAACTGTCTTATGTACTTGCATTTATGGGGCAGGTACAAATTGCAGAGTCTCTTTCCAGCACTATCGCCACCACAATTGTGGGTGTTATGGTTGGCTATTTTCTGAAGGCCTTGTTTGAAACTTTCTTTGAAAAAAGAGAAGAGAGATTGAACAAAGAAAGCGAGTCTGCTGAAAATACGAATTATGAGGAGGTTTAGTTATGCCTATCAGTTTTTTGACTACAGCACTGTTGATCGTATCTGTTATCACAAATCTGACAGTGGAGGGCATTAAGAAGTTGCTTGATGGAACGAAGGTCAAGTATTCTTCCAATGTTCTTGCGGCTATTTTAGCCGTCCTGATCGCCTGTGCTGTCAGTGTAATTTACCTTATCATGACTGACACCGTCTTCACCATGAAGATCGGAGTTGAGATCGTTGTTCTGATGTATCTGGGCTTCTTGATCTCTACGGTTGGCTATGACAAGGTGATTCAGATGTTGAAGCAGATTCAAAGCGTGAAGGAGGAAACAAAAAATGAGTAACAGTCCTCTGGTATCCTATACCAAGTTGAGCCCGAATCATTCCGGGCAGAGAACTCATGCCGTTGACCGTATTACACCTCATTGCGTAGTCGGTCAGTGCTCGGTAGAAACCCTGGGCAATATTTTTGCTCCGACTTCCCGGCAGGCTTCTTGTCAGTACGGTATCGGTGTAGACGGTCGAGTAGGTATGTATGTGGAGGAGAAGAATCGTTCCTGGTGTTCTTCTTCCAATGCTAACGACCAGCGTGCGATTACAATCGAGTGCGCCAGTGATGCTACACACCCCTATGCATTCAATGATGTTGTGTATGCCAAGCTGATCGAGCTTTGTGCGGACATTTGCAAGCGTTATGGAAAGACCAAGTTGCTGTGGCTCGGTGATAAGACAAAGACTCTGAACTATGAGCCTGCTTCCAATGAAATGGTTCTGACTGTACATCGTTGGTTTGCTAATAAGAGCTGTCCGGGTGACTGGATGTATGCTCGAATGGGTGATCTTGCATCCAAAGTTACAGCGAAGCTCGGAGGTTCTACCGGTGGAAATGATAAGCCGGTCGATAACCAGGTGCTTTATCGGGTTCAGACTGGAGCTTTTGCCAATAAAGCAAATGCTGACGCAATGCTTCAGAAAGTAAAAGCCGCCGGTTTCGATACTTACATGGTCAAGGTCGATAACCTTTACAAGATTCAGGTCGGTGCTTTCAGCAAGAAAGCGAATGCCGATGCAATGGCTGCAAGGCTGAAAGCTGCTGGATTCGATACTTATGTAACAACCAAAAGCGGGACGGCGGTTTCGGCATCTTCAGCCAAGAAAAGCACTGACCAGGTTGCCCGTGAAGTGATTCAGGGGTTGTGGGGTAACGGCGCTGATAGAACTAATCGTCTGAAGGTGGCTGGTTACGATCCTTCCGTGATACAGAATCGGGTTAATCAGCTTCTTAAATAAGGAGGTCCGTGAATGATAAGGTTCAGTCACAAGGGAGACTTCTCTAAAGTTACACGCTTTTTGGAGAGGGCAAAGGAAGTGGTCCATCTCGGAGACCTCGACAAGTATGGCCGAGAAGGGGTCGCCGCTCTTGCGTCTGCAACGCCTGTCGATTCCGGTTTGACCGCCAGTTCATGGTATTACGAAATTGTAAACCGAAATGGATCTGCAAAGATTACCTTTTATAACTCAAATATTCAAAATGGGGTTCCGATCGCGATCATCCTGCAATATGGTCACGGAACCCGTAACGGAGGCTGGGTACAGGGGCGAGATTATATCAATCCTGCTATCCAGCCTATTTTTGACAAAATTGCAAATGAAGCATGGAAGGAGGTTATGAAGCTATGAGTAAAACTATCGACGAAAGAGTCGTAGAAATGCGGTTTGACAATAAGCAGTTTGAGAGCAATGTTCAGACCAGTCTGTCCACCATTGAAAAATTAAAAAAGAGTTTGGATATGGATGGAGCTACAAAGGGTCTTGAAAGCATTGACAGTGCTGCTAAGAAAGTCGATATGTCGGGGCTCGGTTCTGCGGTTGAAACAGTAAAGACTCGATTCTCGGCATTGGAGGTCATGGCTGTAACCGCCCTTGCAAATATCACCAACTCAGTCGTTAATACAGGCAAGCAAATGCTCCATTCCTTGACGATCGAGCCCATCAGTCAGGGTTTTGAAGAATACGAGCTGAAGATGGGGTCAATTCAGACCATCATGATGAGTACGGGTGCTTCTCTTGAAGAGGTAAATAAATATCTCCAAGAACTCAACACCTACTCGGATAAGACCATCTACTCGTTCCAGGACATGACTTCCAACATCGGTAAATTCACCAATGCGGGCGTAGGACTTGAGGATGCAGTTATGGCTATCCAGGGTGTCTCGAATGTTGCCGCCGTTTCCGGTGCCAATGCAAATGAGGCGTCCCGTGCCATGTATAACTTTGCTCAGGCTTTGTCTGCCGGTTATGTTAAGCTGATCGACTGGAAATCTATTGAGAACGCTAACATGGCAACTGTTGAATTTAAGACACAGCTTCTTGAATCGGCTGTTGCCTGCGGTACATTAACCAAGACTGCTGACGGAATGTACAAAACAGTCAAGGGTAATGTCATCGATGCTACACATGGCTTCAATGATTCTTTGCAGGATCAGTGGATGACTACAGAAGCTCTTGTTAGCACTCTTCGTGATTACGCCGATGAGACAACAGAAATCGGCGCAAAAGCATTTGCCGCAGCGCAGGATGTTAAGACATTCTCCCAGTTGATGGACACTCTGAAAGAAGCCGTAGGCTCCGGATGGGCAAACACATGGGAAATCCTGTTTGGTGATTTTGAGGAAGCCAAAGAACTTTGGACTGGACTCAGTCAGGTTATCGGTGGATTTATCGATGCCCAAGCGGATGCTCGCAATGAGATATTGCAAGGGTGGAAAGATCTTGGCGGAAGAACCAAACTGATTGAGGCACTTAAAAATGCTTTTGAAGGCGTTCAGAGTGTTATCAAACCGATCTATGAGGCATTCCGTGAGATATTTCCTCCCACCACAGCCCAGCAGCTTTATGATATTACTGAGAATTTGCGAAAATTCACAGCAAATTTGAAGCTCAGTGATACAGCTTCAGCTAATCTAAAATCCACTTTCAAAGGCTTGTTTGCGATCTTGGACATCATTAAACAAGCCTTTTCTGCTATATTTACGGCAATTAAACCGTTGTTTGGCGGGTTTGGAACACTCGGAGATGGAATTCTTGGTTTCACTGGCGGGATTGGCTATGCTATTGTTGCGTTTGATGAGTTTATCAAAACCAGCGGAGCATTCCAGAAAGTCGGTGAGGGTATTGCTACGGTCATACAGACAATTATGACAGCTTTATCCACACTGAAGAACAAGATCAAAGAGAAATTCGAATCCGCCAATTTCGAATTGTTTCATTCTCTGCTTGAGCGAATTCATGAGAGGATGACTCAAGTCGGAGAAGCAGCCGGTGAGATGAAATCTGGGGTTATCGTCGCCTTTGAGGTCATTGGTGAAGCTCTTGCTAATTGCCAATTTGTTCAGCTTCTCTCTGCTGTGTGGAACGCCGTTAAGACAATCGGAAGTGGCATCGTTAAAATCCTTGGCGAACTCGGCAGTTCTTTAGCAAAGAATCTCGGTGAAGCTAATTTCAGCGGAATTATTGATCTGCTGAATGGTATCTCGTTCGGTGCTATTGCTGTCGGTATCACAAAGTTTGTCGGCACCTTCCGAAAAGCTATTGAAGATATCGGCAGTTTCAAGGAATCTTTTATCGGAATTCTTGACAGTGTTCGAGGATGCTTTGAAGCTTACCAGACTCAGTTGCAGGCTGGTACATTGCTGAAGATCGCGTCTGCTATTGCTATTCTTACTGCATCTTTGATTGCGCTTAGTCTTGTGGACAGCGAAAAGCTGAATGTAGCCCTTGGAGCAATCACTGTGCTATTTGCTGAACTTCTTGCTTCGATGGCTGTATTCAACAAAATCAGCGGTCAGGCAACTGGTGTGATGAAGAGTGTAACTGCTATGCTCGGAATTGCTACGGCAGTGCTGATTTTAGCGAGCGCACTTAAAAAGATTGCTGATCTGGATGCAAAGCAGCTTACTACTGGTCTGATTGGCGTTGCAGGTTTGACGGCTATGATGGTTGCCGCAGCCAAAGCTATGAGTTCCAACAGTAAAACCATCATCAAGGGTGCTACTCAAATGGTGATCTTTGCAGCCGCAATCAAGATTCTTGCTTCTGTTTGTGAGCAACTTGCTAAATTGGACTGGAACCAACTTGCGAAAGGTCTTGTCGGCGTTGGTGTATTGCTTGCCGAGGTTTCTCTGTTCCTGAGAACCGCAAAATTCAGCGGTAAATCCATTACTACGGCTACAGGTATTGTAATTCTTTCAGCAGCAATCAAGGTGTTGGCCTCTGCCTGCAAAGATTTCGGCGAAATGAAATGGGAAGACATCGGTAAGGGGCTTGCTTCTATTGCTGTTCTTCTTGCCGAGATCACTGCATTCACAAAACTTACCGGAAATGCTCAAAATGTCATTTCTACCGGTGTGGCATTAATCGCCATTGCCGCCGCTATGAAAATCCTTGCCTCTGCGGTTAAGGATTTCTCAACCATGCAGTGGGGTGAGATCGCTCGTGGTCTGACTGCTATGGCGGGAGCACTTGCCGCTATCACCGTGGCGGTTAAATTCATGCCGAATAATATGGCTGGTATTGGTGCCGGTTTGGTAATTGTTTCTGCGGCGCTTGTCGTTCTTTCAACCGCCCTTGAGAAAATGGGGAATCTAAGTTGGGAGCAGGTAGCAAAGGGTCTTATCACTCTCGGCGGAGCAATGACTATTCTTGCCATCGGGTTAAATACCATGACAGGTACTCTTGCCGGTTCTGCGGCTCTGCTTGTTGCTGCGAGTGCACTTTTGGTACTCACCCCTGTATTGGCTATTCTCGGCGCTATGAGCTGGAGTTCCATTGTCAAGGGTCTTGTTACCTTAGCCGGAGCATTTGCTGTTCTCGGCGTTGCAGGTGCTGTGCTCACTCCATTGGTTCCTTCTATTCTTGCTTTGAGCGGCTCCTTGGCACTAATCGGAGTAGCAGTCGTTGGCATTGGTGCCGGACTCGCTTTGGCTGGTGCTGGTTTGTCTGCTTTGGCAGTAGGTTTGACGGCTCTTGCGGCTGCTGGAACTGCCGGTGCCACAGCCATTGTTGCTTCCTTGACTGTTATTATTACAGGTGTTGCAGCACTCATTCCTGCTATCGTGGCTAAGATCGGTGAGGCAATCGTTGAGTTCTGCAAAGTTATCGCAGATAGTGCAGGAGCTATCGGCGAAGCAGTCAAAGCAGTTGTTCTTATACTGGTGGATGTGCTCGTTGAGTGTGTTCCCGCTATTGCTGACGGAGCACTGAAGCTTATCGCAGGTGTTCTTGAAGCGTTGGTAGAATACACCCCGTCTATCGTCGATTCTATTTTCCAATTCCTTATTGCTGTACTTGAGGGCGTCGCCAAAAATCTCCCCGGTCTGATTCAGGCTGCGGTAGATGTACTGATGGCGTTCTTCTCAGGCATTGTGGATGCGCTTAAAGGTATTGATACCGAGACACTTCTTCAGGGAATTGTCGGCATCGGTCTGCTTGCAGCGATTATGGCGGCTTTGAGTGCAGTGGCTGCTCTGGTTCCCGGTGCAATGCTGGGTGTTCTCGGTATGGGTGCCGTCATCGCTGAACTTGCTCTTGTGCTCGCTGCTGTTGGTGCCCTGGCACAAATTCCGGGCTTGAACTGGCTTATCAATGAAGGCGGAAATCTACTTCAGGGAATTGGCACGGCAATCGGCAAGTTTGTTGGCGGTATTGTCGGCGGCTTTATGAGCGGCGTATCCAGTCAATTCCCTCAAATTGGCTCCGATCTTTCCGGATTTATGACCAATGTTCAGCCGTTCCTTGACGGCGCTGCTTCTATAGACCCGGCTATGTTGGATGGCGTTAAGGCTCTTGCAGAAACGATTCTTATCCTGACTGCCGCAAATATTTTGGATGGATTGACCTCGTGGTTTACCGGCGGAAGCTCACTTTCCGGCTTTGCTGAAGAGATGGTTCCGTTCGGAAAAGCCATGAAACAGTTCTCTGATGAAATTAGCGGTATTGATGGAGAAGCAGTTTCCAATGCTGCAATTGCCGGCAAGACTCTCGCAGAGATGGCTGACACACTTCCCAATACGGGCGGTGTCGTTGGATTCTTTGCCGGAGAGAATGACATGAACGCATTCGGCGAACAGCTTATTCCCTTTGGTCGCGCCATGCATAACTTCGCAAATGAAGTCGCTGGAATCGATGCCAGTGTGATTACGGAAGCGGCTACAGCCGGTAAAGCGCTTGCAGAGATGGCAAGCACCGTTCCGAATAGCGGCGGTGTTGTCGGATTCTTTGCGGGTGAAAACGATATGGACGACTTCGGTGAACAGCTTGTTCCTTTCGGCAGAGCAATGAAGAATTTCTCTGATGCCGTTTCTGGACTGAAAGCCGATGTTATTCAAAATAGTGTTACCGCAGGTCAGGCTTTGCTTGAGCTTGCAAATACGGTACCAAATACAGGTGGAGTTGTATCCTGGTTTACGGGGGACAATGACCTTGAAACTTTTGGCGAGCAGCTTGTTCCGTTTGGTACTGCAATGAAGAACTACTCTTTGGCTGTAACAGGGTTGGATGCATCTGTTGTTACAAACTCTGCAAATGCAGCTAAAGCTCTGGTTGAGCTTTCGAATAACTTGCCGAATAGCGGTGGCATCGTATCCTGGTTTACGGGTGATAACGATATTGCAAGCTTCGGTGAACAGTTGGTGTCTTTCGGCCAGTCTTTCGCTGCATATTACAATAGCGTCAGTGGCGTGGATGTGACCAAGCTGAGTGGAGTAGTTGTCGAGTTCAGAAACCTTGTGGACTTGGCAAACGGCATTAAGAGTGTTGACACAAGTGGAATGTCCACATTTGCTCAGAATCTTACGAATTTGGGTAATGCAGGTATCGACGGCTTCATCAATGCCTTTACAAATGCTAATTCTCGTGTAAGCACAGCCGCAAACACAATGGTCACTACATTTATCAATGCCGCCAAAGCACAGCAAGGAAATCTGACAAGCACTTTCACCACCATGATTAACGGTATTGTCACTACTTTTACAAGCAAGTACAGTCAGTTCACAATCATGGGGCAGACGATGATGACCAACTTTATCTCTGGCATTCGTACCGGCGACGCATCTGCTCGGTCGGCATTTGTCACTATTGTATCCGGTTGTCTGATAGCAATCCGAAATAAGTTCTACGAGTTTAACACCGTTGGACAGACTACGATGACAAACCTCATTGCTGGCATCCGAACAAAGAACCAGCTTGCGAAAGACGCCTTTGTTCAGATCATTAACAGTTGTCTGACAGCAATCCGAAATAAGTATACTGACTTCTACAATGCCGGTAAATATCTTGTCGAGGGTTTTGCTAAGGGTATTGACGAGTATACCTGGTACGCAGAAGCACGAGCCAGAGCAATGGCAAGAGCTGCTGCACAGGCTGCGGAAGCTGAGCTCGACATCAACTCACCATCTAAAGTTGGCTATCGAATTGGCGGATTCTTTGGTATGGGATTTGTCAATTCTTTGATCGACTACACCGATAAGTCTTACGATGCCGGTGCATCTGTTGCAAAGTCGGCTAAGGAAGGACTCCGCAACGCAGTTTCTAAGATTGGTGATTTCATCGAAAACGGAATTGACTCTCAACCGACGATTCGACCGCTGCTTGATCTGTCTGATGTAACGGAGGGTGCTGGTAGACTATCGGCACTTCTGAGTCGAAATCAGGCAATGAAGATCAGTGCAGGTATGGAGCGTGATGGTGCAAGTGTCGTTCAAAATGGCGGTACTACACCTGCCTCTGGAAACAACTACAATTTCACACAAAACAACTATTCGCCTAAGGCACTGTCGAGGATTGACATTTATCGTCAGACGAAGAACCAGTTCTCGGCGTTGAAAGGATTGGTGGAAACATGATTCACTCATTTGCTATCACCAATTACTTAGGTGATAGGATCAAACTTGACTTGAGGGAGCCTGAGGTTTCGGGCTTCCTCATCAAGTCTGTAACCGGCTTAGGTCCGGTCAAAGCAACTGTCAACACGACGGAAGTCGTCACTAATGATGGCTCTATGTTTAACTCTGCCAGATTGAGTCAGCGGAACATCGTTTTCCAAATCGTATTCGTTGACACAGTCTATGGAGAAACAATCGAGGATGTACGGCAGAAATCCTACAAATACTTTCCGGCAAAGAAAAATGTTGAGATCATCATCGAAACCGATAACCGATATGTACGAACAAACGGTTATGTGGAATCGAATGAACCAAATATTTTTAGCTCACAGGAAGGGACATCAATCTCGATCATTTGCCCTGACCCGTTCTTCTATTCAGCCGGTGAGGATGGAAACAATGTAACGGATTTCTACAGTATTGACCCATTGTTCGAGTTTCCGTTCTCGAATGAGTCTCTGACGGAACCGCTGCTTGTATTTGGCGAAATCCAAATCAAGACGGAGGGAGTCATCACTTACTATGGCGATGCTGAAATTGGCGTAACGATCTATATCCATGCAATCGGACCGGCAAGTAACATCAATATCTACAATACGGAAACCAGAGAAGTCATGAAGATCGATACCGTGAAGCTCCAAAAGCTCACGGGAAAGGGCGTTGTTGCAAGCGACGATATTGTCATTAACACCTCAAAGGGCGATAAGAGCATTACCTTGATTCGTGAAGGCGTTTCTTACAATATTCTGAACTGTCTGGATAAGAACACCGACTGGTTCACGCTGGCAAAGGGCGATAACATTTTTGCCTTTACTGCTGACAGCGGTGTTACGAATCTTCAGTTCAGGATCGAAAACAAAGTCATCTATGAGGGGGTATAACTATGGAGCTTTTGGTCTTAAACACCGATTTCGAGTCCGTAGCCGTCATAGATACTTATGAATCCATGATATGGACTGACCGGTATAATTCGTATGGAGATTTCGAGATATTCTTCGCTATGGATACACAACTCTTGCAGTATTTGAAAGAGGATTACTATCTGTGGCTGAAGGATTCGGAGCACTGTATGATTATCGAGGACATCAAGATCAATGCCGACACAGAAGAAGGAAATCATCTTATTGTCACAGGCAGATCGTTGGAGTCTATTCTTGAACGCCGCATCATCTGGGGACAGCGAATCTTTAATGGAAATCTTCAAAATGGCATCCAGACGATGTTGAATGAGTGCATCATTTCACCGTCTATTGCCGATCGAAAGATTTCTAACTTTGTGTTCGTGCCTTCTACTGACCCTAAAATCACAAGTCTGAAAATCGACAACCAATACACAGGTGACTGCCTGTACGATGTCGTAAAAGGACTTTGTGAGGAAAATAATATAGGGTTCAAGATCGTACTGACAGATGAAAACAAGTTTGCATTCAGTCTGTATGCCGGCGTTGATCGTTCTTATGAGCAGACAGAAAATCCGTATGTTGTTTTCTCTCCAAACTTTGAGAACATCATCAACAGCAACTATTATTCATCCAGAGCGAGTTTTCGAAATGTGACTCTGGTCGCAGGAGAAGGTGAAGGAGCGTCAAGGCGAACTGTTATCGTTGGCTCAGCCTCCGGACTTGACCGGCGTGAGCTTTTCACAGATGCTCGTGACATCTCATCCGATACTGAGGATGGAACACTTTCTGATGCGGAATACATGGCACAGCTTCAGACAAAGGGCTTGAAGAACCTGGCCGACCATATTGTAACCACTGCATTCGAAGGAGAGGTTGAAGTCACTCGCCTGTTCAAGTACGGCGAAGACTTCTTTATCGGAGACATCGTTCAAATCGCCAATGAATATGGCAATGAGGGATCGGCTTACATTTCAGAGCTGGTCATCTCAAACAGTGAGGAAGGATTATCGATTTATCCGACCTTCAAAACTATTTCAAAGTAAGGAGGGAGAAACTGAATGAGCGTATCAAGCGGATTTTTCAATTCACTTAACGGCGACCGCAAATACAATGCTGCACAGATGTCGGCTATCTTTGACGGACTCATCATAGATGGTGTATTTGCTTCTATCGGAACCGCTTTTGCTGTGAAGGCGGCAGGCGGTCTTACCGTGAATGTTGGTGTCGGCAAAGCCTGGTTCGACCACACATGGACAGTCAATGATAGTATCCTGCCGATGACTGCCCCGGAAGCAGAGGTGCTTCTTGATCGTATTGATGCCGTGATTCTGGAAGTAAACGGAATGGAATCGATTCGTGAGAACACCATCAAATTTGTCAAGGGTAATCCGTCCAGCGCGCCGTCGAGACCGATTTTGACGAACGAGGGAAATGTCCATCAGTACCCTCTCTGTTATATTTACAGAAAGTACGGCACTGCGGTCATTAACCAAGCTGACATTACCCCTATGGTTGGCACAGAATCTACTCCATTTGTAACTGGCATTCTTCAGACGATCAGTCTGGACGAGTTGCTTGGCAAATGGCAGGATGAGCTTGATCGGTTTACTGATGCACGATCTCAGGAAGTCGATGACTGGATTGCTCAGGAGGAAAGCGATTTCACGGCTTGGTTCAATAAAATGAAAGCGGACCTCCAACAGGAGCAGACCGTTCTTGACCAGTGGATCGCATCTGAACAGGCCGATTTCCTTGCCTGGTATAACCAGATGAAAGATCAGCTCAGCGGCGATGTCGCCGGTAATCTGCAACTTGAGATCGACAAGGAAGAGGTCAAACGGATTTTACTGGTTGGCTTCGAAGACGGAACCAAGGAGTTTTCAGATGATGGTACTGTTATCACTTCGACTGCGAGCGATGGTAGAACCTTGACGAAGACTTTTTCTGATGGATTCCTGACCATGACAAATGTGCTGAAAAGTGCAGCTGGAGCAGAAGTGGCGAGAGCCGTCAAAACTTTTGACTCCGATGGCAAGCTTATCAGCACCGTTGTAACTTATTCTTAAAGCGAAAGGAGAATAATCAAAATGGCAGAAGAAGATCTGATTTTCGGTAAAAACCGACATTTCTTTGGCGGCATTGAGCCGTCCAATATGCTGGCATTCAGCGTGGCTGTTGAGAGTGGCGTTGTGAAAGTCACAGCAACACTTCCTAACGACACGGTCGTGAACAACCAGACACTCTGCACCGTGGAAGGTGCGATTATCCGGAGGAAGACAACCGATTATCCTAAGGACGAGTTCGATGGTGATCTGGTCGCCAACATCAAAGCGTCCACTGTCTTCGCAGATAGTGGTGCATCTCCTACCGGAACTTACTACTATGCAGCATTCCCTTATACCACTCAGGGTGTGTATAACCGAAACAAGGCTAACCGTGTAGTCGTTAATGAACCGGAGCCGATGCAGGAGTTTTCCGCTAAGTCGGTGTATGTCTCAGCGTCTGATACCGTTAAGGTAGAAATTACGGCGAAGCTTCCGAGTGGCGTTGCAGGTGCAGTTATCCGTAGGAGCACGACCGGTTATCCTACCAGCGAGACTGAGGGTGAGCTGTTCAAGAACATCACTGCCAACGGCACTTATACAGATACCAATGTGACAGTCGGAGTGGTGTATTACTATTCCGCATTCCCTTACACCAGTACCGGTGCCTATAATCGCAGCGAGTCGAACCGAACCAGTGTTACCCCGAAGAAGAGAGATTATCTGTTCGGTTATGATTTGGTGAAAGCGACTTCCAGCCCTACCGGACGAGTAACTTATCCTTCTGATGTGGATAACGCTACATTTACTCCGGCGGCTATGAATTTCAGCACCGGTAAGTTCAACTATGGTGGTTGGGCATTTGATCCGGGTGAAAAGTTCATGCCTCGTCCTTGTATGCTGACTTATGCCGGAAAGGTTGACCATTATCTTGATCCTAACAACTATACCAAGAAGATCGACGGTTCTGCTTCTAAGGTTGCGGATACCTCCTTTGGCGGCAACGCCATGATGGAATGGCCGAAGATCTATACAAAGCGTTGGGAATCGAATGGTGTTTATCATTTCCGCTGCTCCGATACTCCTCAAGACGATACTTGGGATTGCTGGTGTAACTATGACCGTAATAACAACCAGATCGATCATTTCTATACCCCCATCTATTTCGGTTCTCTGGTTTCCGGTAAGCTGCGGTCTATCAGCGGTGCAGCTAACAGCGTAAACACCACGGCGGCTAACGAAATCACCTATGCTAAGGCAAATGGCAATGACTGGTATACCGAGGTGCTGGCTGACAGACTGCTGCTCCAGGATCTACTGGTTATGATGGCTCGTTCTACCGAGTGTCAGACTGCATTTGGCTACGGACGGTGCAAGAGTTCCAATAGCAATGCTATTCCCCCCGGTACGATGAACACTAAGGGTATGTTCTGGGGTTCCAATGATCAGACTTCCGGCGTGAAGGTCTTCGGTATGGAGAATGTCTGGGGTAACCTGTGGCGTCGTACTGCCGGTTGGATCAACGCCAATGGTACGCAGAAGGTCAAGCTTACTCGTGGTACTCACGATGGTTCTACTGCAATCGACTACAACACAGACGGAAACGGTTATAAGACGATCACAAATGCTACCCCGGCTGGTTCTTCCGGTGGCTACATCAGCAGCATGAAGACGGAAGCATTCGGACGGCTGCCTGTTACTGCAAGCGGTTCCAGCAGCACTTATGAGGCTGACGGTATGTGGTACAATAACAGCCAGGTCAATTATGCGTATGTCGGCGGCGGCTGGGCCGATGGCCTTATGGTCGGTCCTTTCGGCGCTAGTCTGGACTATGCGGCGTTCAATTCGAGCTCGAACTATGGCGCGGCTCTCTCTTGTAAACCGCTTGCTGCTGCGTAAGCAGCGAGGAGAGGACGGGAGAACCTTAGGTTCGCCGGGTAAACGAAAACAATTAAATATTAGGGGTATACACTGCGCCCAGCGCGTATGTCGGCGGCAACTGGAACAATGACCTTATGGTCGGTCCTTTCTACGCTAATCTGAACAATACGGCGTCCAATTCGAACTCGAACAATGGCGCGGCTCTATCTTATCCATGAGAAGCTCTCTATAATGCAGTGTATGCCGCCATTTCAAAATGGCAAGAGATATCCGCATCTCTTCCTCACCACTTGGTGAAAATTAACTCGGTGCAAGCATCTGTGAGTAGCTGAGAATAAGTCGAAAGCGGATGAGAGGATAAGAGAGAACATGAAATCCTATAACCACTTGTACGAAAAAACAATATCCGAAACGAACCGACGGTACGCTCTGTCTCAAGCAAAGCACAGCAAGAGATTCCGTAAAATCATGAAACACCGGCACATGTCTGACGATGCCGCAGTTGAACAATCCTTAGACTGGATAGTCAACTACGAAAACGCCGAGCATGTGCCGGTTTACATTTATGATGGGATTACTCGCAAGGAGCGCACTATTATTGTCCCTACGATAGAAGAGCTGCTTGTTCAGCATTGCATCGTAAATGCCATGAAGCCGATGTTCTGCAAGGGAATGTATGAACATAGCTATGCAAGTCTTCCGGGCAGAGGTGCCCATAAAGGAAAACAGGTAATTGAGAAGTGGATCAGGACTGACTCGAAGAATTGCAAGTATGTCCTCAAAATGGATATTCGTCATTTCTTCGATTCTATCCCACACGATCGTTTGAAAGCCAAGTTGAAGAAGACCGTTCATGACGAGAAGATGCTGGAGTTATTATTCCGCATTATTGATGTCACAGAGGTTGGTATTCCACTTGGCTTTTATACTTCTCAATGGCTTTCTAACTGGTATTTGCAGGGTTTAGATCATTTCATCAAGGAGCAGCTCTGTGCTGTGCACTATATGCGCTACATGGATGACATGGTCGTTTTCGGAAGCAACAAGAGGGTTTTGCACCGCATGAGACAAGCAATTTCCGATTATCTGGAAATGGAGCTTGGCTTGGAACTTAAAGCGAATTGGCAAGTCTTTCGCTTTTCTTATGGCAACAACCAGGGGCGTGATCTGGACTTCATGGGCTTTCGTTTTTATCGTAATCGAACGATTCTTCGAAAATCCATTATGTACAAGGCCACGAGAAAAGCTCGCAAAATCTCCAAAAAGGAGAAAACAACCATACTCGATGCTCGGCAAATGTTGTCTTATCTTGGGTGGATCGACTGCACCGATACCTATTTGATGTATCGGAAGTGGATAAAACCATGTGTTAGCTTCCAGCAATTGAAGCGAAAAGTTTCACGATATGACAAATACGATGAGAAGCGGGTATATCAAAAACTCGTCAGTCTTTACACTGCGAAAGGAGGAAAGTCGCATGGAGTTAAATTACAAGTACGCCGAGAGCACAGTCCAGCCAACGGCACTTGAGGTTACTGTTGGAACCGTGTATCTCCGCAAGGACATTACGAGTATTGTACGAATTTTCGAACAGGGCGATAAAACCACTTACTGGACTTATCAGGAAGCGGCGCTGACCCCTCGGGAGTTCAATGAATACACCAATCTGCTTATGGCTGAAAACGCCATTAAAGGAACGAATGATTCGGACAACATTGTTCAGCTCATGGCAGGTCAGGAAACTGGTGATTCCCAGCAGCTTGCTATCATGGAAGCAATTGCCGATCTGTATGATGCCGTCGCAGCAATGATTCCTGAATGAGGAGGTAGCAAAAATGGTCAATCTTTACGCCACGCTTATCATCAATAAGCGCAGAACCTTCGACCAGGTGCCTGAAAAATTTAAGGCAGATGTCGAGGCAAAATTGTTAGAATATGGCTACGATACCAACGGCGATCTTATCACTGAGGAGGAGTAACCATGTTTTATATTTTATCCAAAATTTTGATAGGAGGTAACAACATGGTAGCACTGTATGTCGCACTCATCATCGCAGGTCGTCGGACCTTTAATCAGGTTCCGGCGAAGTTCAAGGCTGCTGTCAAGGCTGATCTGGAAGCTCTCGGTCTTGACGAAAATGGTAATCCTGTGGATTAACCGAAATTGGCAGGGAGTCTACTTCACGGTGGGCTCCCTCGCCTAATTAAAAGAGGTTTGGGGTGATATTTCCTACAAGCTTCTTAATTCATTTATGACTTCAAGGAGGATGATACATGGAAATGGAACCCTGGCTGCAAACGCTATTAACCATTTTGGGGACGATACTTGCTTCTTCTGGATTTTGGGCATATATCCAAGAGCGAAGCAAACGAAAAGCTGCTGAGAATAAGCACAACAATCTTGAAACGCAAATGCTCATTGGTCTGGCTCATGATCGCATTATTTATCTCGGCATGGCCTATATTGAGAGAGGTTACATTACACAGGACGAGTATGAGAATCTGTATGAATACTTGTACAAGCCTTATGAAAAATTAGGCGGTAACGGTTCGGCTAAGCGAATCATGACAGAAGTCGACCAACTTGCGATTCATAAATCAACTTACAATGCTTGAATTGGAGGTGAGATTATGAGTTACAACATTACTGGTACGACTATCACTTTGACCCGAGGTGATACATTTGAGGCTCTGGTCTCTGCCACCAAAAGGGACGGGACACAGTATATTCCTGTTGCAGGTGATACCATTCGCTTCGCAATGAAAGAGAATTACGATGACCCCCGCCCCCTTCTTGTCAAAGACATCCCGATTGACACGATGATGCTGACGCTTGAGCCTCAAGATACAGCAGATCTGAATTTCGGCAAGTATGTCTACGACATTCAGCTCACGAAAGCAAATGGCAAAGTTGATACCTTCATTTCGAAAGCAATTCTGAAGCTTTCGGAAGAGGTTGACTGAGCATGGGTGGAGTATGCGGAATCGGGTCTATTAAAGGTCGCCTTTCGCCCATTGGAAGCTTACAAGGAGCTTTATCTATACCTGTTGGCGGAGGTTTGGACTGTGATATTTATGAGGGCGAATACAATATCGTTCCCAGCGACACGGTTCAGGTACTGCCGACAGCCAACAAACTGCTGAAGCATGATATTGTAATCGAGGCAAACTCCGGAGGTCTTCCCGAAGGGAGTGAGATGGCTACGGACGACGATATTGACAGTTTGATCGATGATGTTTTCGGAACCGGAGTCAATCCTGATCCGGACGAGCCAACTTACAGTCCTGATGACATCGCAACAGAAAAAGAGCTGAACGATGCTATTACCGATGTCTTCGGCTAAACATTTTGTGGTCACAGCAGCGCCAAAACGCTGTGGCAAAAATAATTTTATTCCAATAGGAGGAATGTATTATGGCAGACACTATTAAGATTACTACCCTGGCGCAGTTGAAGGTTGCTCTTCAGGCAGCTAAGACTTACATCGACGGTCAGATCGGTGGTCTGGGCACCCTGGCAGGCAAGAGTGAGGTCGCCTACGACGATCTGGCTGCGGCTCTGAAGACTCTGATCGACGGTAAGGCTGCTCAGGCTACTGTTGACACCCTGGTCGGTGAGGATACCGGCAAGTCTGTACGCACTATCTCTTCTGAGGAAGTCGCAAAGATTGTGGCTGGTGCCGACAAGTCTTACGACACTCTGAAGGAGATCGCTGACTGGATTCTGAGTGACACCACGGGTGCCGCAAAGATGGCTAATGACATCACTCGTCTGGATGGTATCCTTGCCGGTATCGGCGGTACTGACGAGGAAGCTACTGTCGTGGCTTATGTCACCAAGATGATTAACGCGCTTGGCATCGGTGACTATGTCAAGACTACCACTATGACTACCGAGCTGGGTAAGAAGGTGGATAAGGTCGAGGGCAGCCGCCTGATGACTAATGCTGAAGGTACCAAACTGGCTGGCATTGCCGCTGGTGCTCAGGCGAACGTCATTGAAAAGATCAAAGTCAATGGCGTTGAGGTAGCCCCTGCGGCTGAGGATAAGTCTATTGCTCTGACTATTCCGACCGGCAAGCTTGCTGGCAAGGATATTGTCGCAGAGGCTGATCTGGACGCTGCTCTGAAGGAGAAGGTCAACGCCGCTGCTGAGGGCAACCACAGTCATGCAAACAAGGCGTTCCTGGACACCCTGTCTGGTGCTACCGACGAGGAAGTTACCGCTATGTGCACTGAGGTCTTCGGTGCCTAAAGACTGTAAGTCTCTGGGGAGGGCGTAACAGCCCTCCCTAAATCTTTCAAAGGAGCGTGAATCGAATGCCTGATTACAAGCTGGTATCTCTTGAACAAATGAAGATACTTGCCGGAAAGACTAAGTCGTATGTAGACGGTAAAGTAGGTTCCGCCAGTGATATTCAGTCTGGTGACACCGTCAAGACTTTTTCAAAAGATTATAAGACTGTAACGACGGTTTACGCCAATGGGAACCAGCTTGTGAAGACTTTTTCGGACGATATGAAAACAATCACATCGGTTCTCACGGATTCTGAAGGAACGGTCATTGCAACGGAAACCAAGACACTGTCGGACGATGGACTTACCATCTCTACGGATGTGGTTTACGGCTAATAAATAGCAATACAGGGCAATGGAATGTAGGTTAGTTCTGCATTATTCCTACACTTTTACTCGAAAAGCCAGTAATTACGGGATATTTTGCTTCTATAATAGAAACTTACCACGGTCTAACCACTTCTAAAACCCTGCAATTACGCTGTTTTCAGAGTAGTTAGAAGTGGATAAATACCGAGAAATGTAGGTAACTCGTGCATTATTTCTACACTACTCATACATCTATATTCCTATACAAAGTCAGCCTCCTCGTTGTGCTGAGTGCCTTTGTTGGTGCTCCCACTTCGGGGAGGCTTTTCTTTGTTTTTACAAGCTATTTTATTTTTTCAATTTCGTCTTTCAACCACTCAAATTCTCTCTGGGTATAAACCTTTTCGGTGATGTCAGAGATCTTGTGACCAACCATATATTTGATTGCGTACTCGTCAACGCCGTACTTCTTTGCCATCGTCACAAAGTGTTTGCGACCATCATGCGGTCTATGCTCGGGGTTCAAATTCAATTCATCTCGAATCATGCTGAAGCCTTTTTGGTATCGAGCATAAGTAAGTGCAGTGTTTTTGCTGCGAGCAGTCGGATTAACATAATTGAGCAGATACAGACTTCCAAGTTCCTGAGCCTCTTTATATTTTCGCTCAACCAAATGACGAATCTTCGAGTGAATTGGAACAACACGATCTGTGCCGGCATCAGTTTTGATACCGCCTCGGAAAGTCCAGTTTTCCAAATCTACATTCTTTAATTCCAGCAAACCAAGTTCTTGGGGTCGCCAACCAGAATAGCACTGAATAAGCAGGACATCTACAAGCATTTTATCATCAGCGTGTTTCCAAAGCAAGTCCATCTCTTCGTCCGTAAAAGGAATATGCTCATTCTTAACTGTGACGATTTCTTTGATGGTTTCCTCACTGAGGTTAAAAGTTCGCGAATAGTTCCGGTCAACAAGCTCGTACTCCAAGGCATAATCCAACATCAAGTTAAACAAAGACTTGATCTGGTTCTTCATGGATGCACTTGGTGTCTTCTCTTCGCCTCGAACCTTCGATATGCCTTCGTCCATACAACCTTTTACATGACGAGCGCGGACATCTTTGACTCGCATATCATATACGGCCGAGCAATACCCCCATGCTGAAGCTACCGAACGAGTGCTTTTAACTGTCTTCTCGTATTCGGCAAGCCATTTCTCGTAAAGCTCTTTCATAGTGATAGACGGTTCAAGGTCGTAAGGGTTCTTATTGTACTCGACGAGAGCAGCATATGCGTCGTTGTATGTTGGAAAATAGGACTCCGGTTTAAGAGGCTTGCAGATAGGTCGTCCGTTCGAATCCTTTCCGACACTTATCATAGCTCTAAATGGGTTGCGGAGATTCCGATTCTTGATCTCACTGATCTGCCCGAAGCCGTTTGGCAGTCTACGGCGTTTATTGTTCTTATTTCGAGGTTTTCTTGGTTTTATATTTGGTTGCAATGGAAATCCGCAGTGAGGACAAGAAATTGCTTTGTCACTTACTTGTAATTCACATTCAGGGCATTTTATCAGCATTATTATCACCTTCCCCATTGATTTGCTATTAGTAATCATATATCATAAGTGTAGGAATGTCAACTCCTACATTCCAATTTTTCTTATTAGTTTAGGGAGAAATGAGATATGATTAGTGATAACCAATCAATTTGCCCCAAATGTGGAGGGCAGCTTAAATACTACGATCATGTTCAAAGATTGGTACGGACGAAATTCGGAAACAAAAAATGGGTAGCTATTAGAAGACTTCGGTGCTGTAAATGCCATGCAGTTCATCGAGAGCTTCCTGACTTTATATTTCCGTATAAACAGTATGAAGCAGACATTATTATCGGCGTGCTCGAAGGTCTTATTACTTGTGAGACTTTTGGATTTGAAGATTATCCTTGCGAAATGACTATGATTCGCTGGCGCTTGTTTCCACCGAGGTTGTTTTTACTAACAGCCGTTCCTAACCTAAAATAGCGATTGAAAGGAGGCAAACGCCAATGGAAGAAATTATATTTGCATCGGGATCTGTCCCGGTGGCAGTTGCAGCACGAGTCTACGGGAAAGACGCATCCTGGATTCGAGCCGGCATCGTATCTGGGTGGCTACCAATCGGAAAAGCTACTCGGAGTGGAAAGCTCGTTACGAACTTGGAGGAAATGAACTCTAAGTATGGACGCATCAACTTTTATATTTCGCCTAAGCTCCTCTGGCAGGAGACCGGCTATATATGGAGGGGTGAACGCGCATGAGTACATTGATACGACCAGAACTTTCCGAGACTAATCGTTACTGGATCGAGAAACACCGCTATTACGAATTGAAGCATTTCTGCTTACAGTACCCGTTGTGGCGTCATGCGTACAATTCGTTGATAGACTATCCGGGTTCATGGCCGCAGTTAGTTCCGCCCTGTAAAACAAATGTTGTTAGTGATCCCATTACCAAGCACATTGATGAGAGGCTGTACTATGCCGATCGTATGAAAATGGTGGAACGGGTTGCAAAAGAAACGGACGAAGAGCTCTCGTGTTATATTTTGGAAGCTATAACGGAGGGTATTTCATACGACCATCTGAAAGCCAGAACCGGTATCCCATGTTGTAAGGATGTTTATTACGACCTGTACAGACGGTTTTTCTGGCTGCTTAGTAAGGAGAGACGGTAATGAAGATTGTAGATATTGCAGTGAAAAAAGTCTATCGCTTCAACTGCCCGAATTGCCAGAGTAGACTTGAGGCCGATAGCAGCGAACTTACGGACATCGGAGGGAAAGTAAGCAAGTTTTATTGCCCCGTATGCCGTAAAGACCGATATATAACTTGGTCTGACTTACGGAAGAAGATCGTCTACGAGGGTTCGCAAGAATAACAGTGTCCTTTATGGAGAAGTGAGAGCTGATGCACTATAGCATTGGCTCTTTCTTTTTCTAACTTAGATTAAAACCGGACGGAGGTGACGGGTATCTGTGTTAAATTAGTATCTGGAAAAATCCCCGGGTTGAAATTTTTGAAAAACAATTTGAAAGGAGATCACCGTGGAAGTCATTTATGTAGTTGTCGGAATCTTGATTGGGTTTGCCGTCTCATCTATCATTCGCCGAAAGCATCCTGTTGGTTTTCTGCGTATTGACAAGTCTGATCCGGACGGACCCTACCTTTTTCTGGAGCTGAAAAAGAGCGTTAACGAAATTATAGCTCAACGAACTGTCCTATTGGAAGTGAAGCGTGAAGACTTTATTCCGCACAAATAACACTTCCTTTTATGGAACCCTATTAAAACGAAAGGAGAAACGAATATGGGTGAAGAAAACAGAAGTTTGTTGGAAGAGGAGATCAAAGCCGAAATTAAGCGCTTGGGATCTCTCGAATCTGGAAGCCAGGAGCATACCACGGCAGTGGATAGCTTGACGAAGCTGTACAAACTGAAGCTCGAAGAGGATAAGAATACCTATGAGCGTCTGGACAAGATCGAGAATCGTGAAATCGATCAAGAGTCCAAGACGGCTCAAATGGCAGAGTCTGTCAAAGATCGATACTTCAGATTTGGTATGGCTGCCGCTGAGCTGGTGCTGCCGTTGATGTTCTACGGCGTTTGGATGAGACGAGGTTTCAAGTTCGAACAGGACGGAACTTTCACCTCCCAGACATTCAGAGGTTTATTCAGTCGATTCAGACCGACTAAGAAATAAACCGGTTCCAAAAGCGGAGAGTTCGTGTATATAACACGTTCTCTTCGTTTTTCTCCTGCTCGAAAATTACATGGACTATTGTGAGAGATGTAAAAGTGCTTTTTATCTCTTGATAAAATACTGATGGTCGCTATACTTAATAGTGCCACACAATATCAAGGAGGTAATTTGCAATGAGCTTTTTTAACGATGCGCAGAGAGACGGTTTACTTACTGGACGGTATATTTGCAGTGAATGCGGAGGACTTATGGAATTTGAAGACGAGTGGGAAGATACTTTAGTATGCCCTGCTTGCGGTCACTCCGTCGATTTAGAGCATTACGGTATGGAGAACGATGAAGAATATGATGCTCTATATCCGACCAGAGATCAGATCTGCGACAACTAATTAAGACTATTAGCAAAGGGGAAGGAGTCCTGACGAGGGCTCTTTCTCTTTTCTTTTTATAGGTGATGGATATGCGATACCATTTTGACAAACCGGAAATTTACTTGACCTTGTATGGCGAGCGTTATATTTGTGAGCATCCGGTTTATAATAGCTGCACTCTCTACAGAATTGAAGAAAGAGGTTTAGCAGTAATTCAGCAACGATTTGACTCCGAGACGAAAAGCACATGGTGGAGCGAAGTTGACCCTTGGATTACTGACGCTTTATATTTGCATCCCGGTTTTCGAGAATACTTTGAAATGAGGGCTGGGGCTTGTACGGACGGACTATACCCTACTGTAACGGTTCGCCAAATTATGTGGGCATTAAAAATGAAGCCTCTTCAGAAAGAACGATGGGAAACCGTATTCGATAGACGGGATATCTAAGCGCAAAAAACACATCTCCCTTTATGAAAAACCATTGAATTCTGAAGGGAGACATGGATTATGAAAACACTAAAGAACAAGCTATATGCTGTAGTATTACTTATTTGTGGGTACTTACCGGTACTTATTGACAAAGATGCAACAGCATTAGTATTCTTTGCATTTATCGCAATACCATTGTTCTTTGCAAAAGAAAACTGGATTTATTGAGGATTGAGCCGCCAACAACGGCTCTTTTCTTTTCGCCTCTTTTCGCCAAAATTACAACCCCTATTGTGGAAAACGATGCTATTCGAAAGGAGTAAAAGGAGCATGGACGAAATGAAAATTGGTTCTAAATTCACTACGAGCATTATCTCGAAATTGGCGAGTTTGGCAATCCGAAAGAAATTTGGTTATGATGTAAAACTGAATTTGAATGAGGTAAAAGCTACAGTCGTTGACGGAAAGACGCATGTTCATCTGGATATAGATGCCGATCTTGAGAAAGATGAACTTACTAAAATCCTGAAAAGTATTGGTTTGTAAAATCTGAAAGGAGCTGCTAACTACGGCTCTTTTCTTTTGCCGCGCGAAATTTACAAGTCTTATTATGAGAGACGGGTTAGCTCAGTTGGTAGAGCACCACATTTCCGTGGAGGTTGTCGGTTCGAATCCGATACAGTCTCTCTTGCTTTTTATTTTCACATGAAAGGAGAAAAGACATGAGCATCGATCAGCTTGATTTAATCTTGTATGACATGTACCGCATGGACGCTTGGCTGCCGCCTTTGTTTGGTAAATGGACTGAAGATTATAAAAAAGCGAGTTACTCACAATGGGCTGTCGACGAGCTCAGAGATTTTATCGCCGAACAGATTTACCCCCGAAGAGAAGGGTCTATTGATGAATTCTGTAAGCTCACGCATGAATTTATGATGAAGACCGCTAAATATGCGATGGTGAATCCAAACACGAGTCTTATGTTTCGATCTGCCAGTGAAATGGCAGCGAACATTTTAGACCTACTAAGGGCTATGGAATAACAAAAAACATGAAAGGAGAAAAGACATGAACAAAAACCAAGCAATTCAAAAGTTGCTGCATAAGTCAGGGCTTTGTATCAGGAAATACTCACCTGTTGCGTTGTCTTGTGTAGCATCAGCCGGCGTGGTAGTCACGGCAATTGCAGCAGCCAAAGCGACCCCACGAGCAGTAGCGTTAGTTTATGCAGACAGTCGCAAAAAGCATGATGGCGATCCATATGCGTACACCAAGAAAGAGGCGTTCATCGCTGCATGGAAATGTTATATTCCGGCAGTGGCATTTGGAGCTTCTACTATCGCTTGCATTATGGGTGCCAATGCCTTAAATCGACGCCAACAGGCAGCACTAACAAGTGCGTATGCTCTCGTCCAAAGTTCTTATAAGGAATATAAGGACAAGCTGAAAGAACTCTATGGAGAAGAAGCACATAATGCAATCATGGATTCCATCATCAAGGAAAAGTGCAAGGACATCAGTATCTCTGCTAATGGAGGTTGGTACGATTCTTCCCTCGATTTTGGTGAAGGTATGGAACCAGAAGTCTCCCGCACTTTTTACGATAGCTTTTCGCAAAGATATTTTGAGTCAACCATCGAAAAGGTCATTCAGGCTGAGTACCATCTGAACCGCAATTTCATGTTCGCAGGAGTCATCCCACTTAATGATTTTTATGAGTTTCTCGGACTTGAAAAGACGGAACTCGGAGACGCTGTTGGATGGTCAAGCTGTAATGGTGATATTTATTGGATCGACTTTAACCATCACCGACTCACTTTGGATGACGGCATGGAGATCTATGTCATTGACATGGTTTTTGAGCCGACAGCCGAGTGGATGGAAGATCTGTAAGTTCGCAAAAAATATATTTTACTTTATGAAAACGAAAAGGAGGTTTCGCTTTATGAATAATGCAAAATTGGTTAAAATCCTGGGTCTTGTCGCTACCGCAGTAGGTATGGGGGCTACACTCCTCACTGACTGGGTGAACGAGAAGAAGATGGAAGAAAAAATTGATGAACGCATCAATGAGAAGCTTGCCGCACTTAGCGATGAAGAAGATGAGGAGTCCTAACAAGGGCTCTTCTTCTTTATTCGAACGATATGTGTGATACAAGCACGGCTGTTTCAATTATTCAACGATATGTTGATGACCATCTGTTCAGTCCATCGTTCACATGGCCAAAGTATGAATTCAGAAAAAGGTCATATCAGCAATGGGCTGCATATGAAATCTGTGATCGAATCATGGACAAGCCTTTCGGCGATCCAATCACCATCATCGAAAACTTCATGTTCGAGATGGCTATGTATGCTTGTTACGGCGAGGATGAGCAGCGTAGCTTTATATTTCAGAATGCGGTCGAAACAGCTGAAGAATTAAGTCTACTATTTGTTTAACCGAAAGGAGAAAAGAAACATGAAAGTTTCATACCAAAACTACCGTCAACAGAAGCAGAGTTCTAAGGTTATGAGATCTTACATTGTACAGGCGGCAGCAAAAGGAGCAACAGAAGAGGAACTCGACATTCTATGCCAAGCGTATCTGCTCGAACAGAAATACGGACTGGCAGTTAATTCGACGACAGAGCGCAGACCACCTGTACGCCGTATCTATGATATTGCGGTTTTTGCCACTCGTGTTGATGCGGAGAAGGTTTATAGCCAAATGCTCGAACTTTCCACTCAATATGGGGCGGTCAGCGTAAATGACTATTATGAACTTTGCGGTTTAGAGGACAAAGACTCATACGAGTTAAGAAATTATGGATGGACTAAAGATGCAGTCTTGAACATGAGTGTAGTGCGAATTGGTCCTAATTATGTGATTGATGTGCCTCGCATTGTGCAATGTTTTCAGATGAAAGGAGAAAATCATGCCTAAACAAAGTTTAGCAAGCATTGCCAAGAGTGTACGGACGGCAATGAAAAAACATAGTCCTGAAATTCTCACCGGTATTGGAATTGCCGGCATGATTACCACCACTGTTATGGCGGTAAAAGCAACACCAAAAGCCCTGATTCTGCTTGAAGAGAAAAAAGATGAGCTGGATACGGATAGACTTGAGCCGAAAGACATCATCAAGACAGCTTGGCCTTGTTATATTCCGGCAGCTGTTGTAGGCTCTATCTCTGTCTTCTGCCTGATTGGAGCAAGCTCGACTAATCTTCGTCGGAATGCTGCTCTGGCAACGGCGTATACCCTTTCAGAGTCTACTTTGAAGGAGTATCAGGAAAAAGTCGTTGAGACAATTGGTGAGAAAAAGGAACAGTCCATTCGAGACTCTGTGTCGAAAGACAAGATGGTTAAGAACCCTGTTCGAGAAGTGATTCTCACTGAAAGCGGCGGCAACACGATCTGCTATGATGTCTTGTCCGGACGATATTTCAAGTCTGACAGAGACAAAATCACCCGGGTCATGAATGAACTGAATCGTCAGATGCGTGACGAAATGTATGTCACGCTGAACGATTTCTACTACGAACTCGGTTTGGATGGAACTAAGATGGGCGATATGCTCGGATGGAACATCGATAAGGGTTACATTGACCTTGCATTCTCATCGCAGCTGGATGCAAACGGTACCCCCTGCCTGGTGATTGATTATCAGGTTGCTCCGGTTTATGACTACCAGTAAGCTACCGCGCGAAATTTACAACTTATTTAATGGAAGAACATTCCACAATTTCACACATTTGAAAGGAGATTTCACAATGAACAACAATGAGATTATGAACAACGAGGTCGTTGAAGCTACCGAAGAGGTTATCGAGAACGCTGGCTTGAGCAAGGGCGTAAAGATTGCTGCGAGTATCGGCTTGAGCGTAGTTGTAGGCGTGGTCGTCTACAAGTATGTAGCAAAGCCGGTAATCGCAAACATCAAAGCCCAGATCGAGCAGAAGAAGATGGCTGCTGAGGAGAAGACGGTTATCTTGGAAGAATCCGATGTTGTCACTGAAGACAACTGAAAATGCGAATTTGAGAAGTTCAGATAAGGGAGAGTACCTGTAACAAGGTGCTTTCCCTTTTTCTTTATCTCTCGAAAGGAGGAAAAAATATGCAGCAGTACCAATATGACGGTCCGGTTATGCGATTTGATGATTGCGTTCAACATCGCTGGAAGGCAACTACTGTTGCTCCGACGGAAGCGAAAGCGAAGAGCAATCTCGCCTATCGATATAAAAAAGAAAACGGCTTGATGCCGAACACAAAAATTACTCTGCCCGGTAAGCTGATTCCGGCATAAGAAAGGAGATCACCCAGTGGAAGATTACAAATCCAATTCTGATAAGGCTCGTCAGGAGCAACAGTCAGAAAAGAAAGTCGAGGCGGTTATTACCGGGGCTGCAAAAACTCGAAAAAAAGGCGAGATGCAAAAATTTGCAGATGTCTTTATTGCCGAAGATGCAAACAATGTCAAATCTTATATTTTGATGGATGTTATTGTGCCTGCTGTCAAGAAAGCGATTTCTGATATTGTCACTACCGGTATCGATATGATCCTGTACGGCGAAGCAGGTCGAAGCAAGAAAAACGGAACGGCGTCTAAGGTGTCTTATCGAAACTACTACGATCAAGGCGCAGACAGAGTGCGTGCTGGTTCTGCCGGCAATAGACGCAATACGCCTGATTATGATGATATTCTCTTCGATACCCGTGGAGACGCAGAAGCGGTTCTCGATGCAATGAACGATATCATCAGTCAATATGGAACGGTGAGCGTATCCGATTTCTATGATCTCGCTCGCGTTCCCAATGATAACTTCACTATGAACCGCTATGGTTGGACAAATATTAGCGGTGCAACTGCGGTACGAGTTCGAGATGGTTATATTCTGAAGCTGCCTCGTGCTATCCCGCTGAATTGAAAGGAGAAAATGTAATGCTTGAATGCAAAGTTTGTGGCACTAAGTTTAACGCCATTATTGAAAGGCACTATCTTGCTCGTGATAACGGAAAAACTGGGCTGGCAGTTGCCTTTGGCTCTACTGCTGAAGAATGCCTGTATGATGCATTTGACTGCCCGATGTGTGGCTGTCAGGTAATTGCTAAGGAGCGTAAGCGTGACTATATTCCGTTTATTTCTACTGATAAGGAGGATGCAGATGATGACCAGATCTGAGACTCTCGATAAAGCAAAGGCTTGCGTATGTGGGCAGAGAGAGAACGAATACGGCTCTCCGGAAGATAACTTCACTGCTATTGCAGGCTTCTGGAGCGTCTATAAAGGCGTTGAATTTACCGCAAATGATGTTGCCATGATGATGGCACTTCTTAAGATCGCACGAATCAGAACAGGAACGGCTACGGACGACAGCTATGTCGATTTGGCTGGATACGCTGCCTGTGGTGCTGAAATCAACTCTAAAAACTGAAAAGGAGAATAATAAACCATGAAAAATAAAACTGAAATTATGAAGAGCGTGAACGGCGTGACTTCCAAGGCCGTTATGAAGCTCAAGAAGCACAGCCCCGAGATTCTCGTTGTGGCTGGTATTGCCGGTACGGTCGTAAGTGCCGTTCTCGCTTGCAAGGCCACCACTAAGGTAGCAGAGATTCTCGATGAAACTAAGGGTACTCTCGATACCATCCATGAGGGAATGGAAACCGGTGCAATCAATGGCCAGGAGTATACGAACGAGGATGGCAAGAAAGACACGGTTGTGGTCTATGCGCAGACCGGAATGAAGCTCGCAAAGCTTTATGGTCCTGCCATCATTCTTGGCACTCTGTCCATCACCAGTATTCTGGCATCTAACAATATTCTGCGTAAACGCAATGTGGCTCTTGGTGCTGCTTATGCTGCAATCGATAAGAGCTTCAAGGAGTATCGTGGTCGAGTTATCGAGCGTTTCGGCGAGCAGGTCGATACCGAACTCAAGTATGGCATCAAGGCGAAGAAGTTCGAGGAAATCGAGGTTGACCCCGAGACCGGCAAGGAGAAGAAAGTTAAGAAGACCGTGATGGTCGCCGATCCTAATCTCCAGAGCGATTATGCTGTATATTTCGACAGCAAGAGCCGCAACTACGAAACCAATCCCGATTACAACCGCATGTTCCTCAAGGCACAGCAGGCATTTGCAAACGACAAGCTTCAGACCCGTGGTCACCTCTTCCTGAATGAGGTTCTGGACGATCTTGATCTTCCTCGTACCCCTGCTGGTCAGATTGTCGGTTGGACAAAGGATGGTCCGGACGGCTACGTTAATTTCCGAATCGTTGAGGTAGAGCGCGAGACCGAAGACGGTCGTCATGAGCCGGCGCTTCTTCTCGATTTCAATGTTGAGGGCAACATCTGGGAAAAGATGTAATCAATCACCTTCAGACCTGGACTGGGGGTGATATTTTTAATGTAAAGGAGTTTTAACAATGTGCATCAAACCACGAGCGATAGCCACCGTTCTCTGCATGATATTCTTTGTTGGTTTTGCCGTATGCGGCGTGGTTCGCTCTACAGATAAAGAAACACAGGAGATTAAGCAATCTTATCCGGTTCTTGCGGAGGCAGAGCCGATGATTATGGCTGATCTTCTGATGGAATCTCCTAACTTAACGCCTGAGGTTGAGAAAGAGCCAGACTACCCTCTTACACAAGAGGAAATCGACCTCATAGCACTCGTAACCATGGGTGAAGCTGAAGGAGAAACAGAACTGGGAAAACGCTTAGTCATTGATACAATTCTTAACCGTATTGACCATACATCTTTCCCGGATACTGTGTACGATGTTGTTTATCAGCCCAATCAATTCAGTGTGATGTGGAACAGCAGAATTGACCGCTGTTATGTCATGCCTGAGATTGTCGAGTTGGTGAAAGAAGAACTTTTGGAACGGACAAATTACGATTGTGTGTTCTTCATGGCCGGAGGATACAGCAAGTATGGTGAGCCTTTGTTTCAGGAGTGTTGTCACTACTTTTCGAGTTATGACTGAAAGGAGAACATAAAATGAAAGCTTTGTTTTCGTACATTCTTTCCACTATGGCAGGGCTTTGTCTCGTAGGAGGCATTGCTGTTCTCTCTGGTGGAAAGGAGTAAATGATGGATATTTTGGATGATTTCATCTCAACCGTCGACGCCATGCTGGACAGTCGGCGGAAAAGACACATTACTGGCGGGATTCTCCTGAGTGCAGCATTGCTGTTCGGAGGTCTCGCCATTACTGTTGTCACAATTCAAACTGACGAGGAGGAATACGAAGATGAGTAAAACCGGTTTTGCCATGTTCTTAGCTGGGGCTACAGTAGGCGCCGCAGCGACATGGCTTTGTCTTAGACGGTATTACGAGCAGATCACGCAGGAAGAGATTGATTCTGTGAAGGCAGCATTTGCCGAAAGAAAGCCCGTAATCGCTAATATTGCCAAGAACGAAAAGAGCAATGAAAAGCAGGAGGAGAATCAGCATAAGGCAGATATTGCCAAGCTGAAACCCGACCTGGTGAACTATGCAGCTAAGCTCCAGGAAGAGGGTTATACCAATTACACGGAGCATAGCAAGAAAAATACTGAAGAAAAAAAGGATGAGCCTATGCCCAATGAACCTTATGTCATCTCTCCGGACGACTACGGTGAGAATGACAATTACACGCAGATCAGTCTGGTCTATTATGCTGGTGACGGAGTCCTTGCCGACGATGAAGATGAAGTCGTCGAGGATATCGAGGACACTGTTGGCGAGGACTTTGCTGAACATTTCGGAGAGTATGAGGATGATTCGGTCTTTATTCGTAACGATCGCCTGAGATGTGACTATGAAATTCTCAGAGACAATCGTTCTTTCTCCGATGTGGCGGAAGGCTCCAACTACTAATAGGAGGATCGAATGACTGAAATTGAGCTGAACAATGAATATTTTGAGTGGATGTGTCAGCTCGTATGTAACGAACGATATAGCCGGAGGCTGTCTTATCAGAAGCTTCTTCGTCATCTGCATAATATTGATTTTCAATATATGCTGCCGATGGACGGAAATCGAGCAGAAGATGGGATAGACCTCCGGTATCGTTTTGGTTATGAAAAAGAATACGAGGGTCCTATGATTGCCAGTTATCTGGATAACCGCCCTTGCAGTGTATTGGAGATGCTTATTGCCTTAGCGTTTCGTTGTGAAGAACATATTATGACCGACCCAGATATCGGCAATCGCATGGGACAGTGGTTCTGGAACATGATTGTCAGTCTGGGTTTAGGGTCGATGAGTGATTCTCGATTTGATGCGGCGTATACGGACGACGTAATATCTCGATTTATGAACCGCAAATACAAGCGAAATGGCGAAGGCGGTTTGTTTACCGTCGAACGCTGCAAGTATGACATGAGAACTGTCGAAATCTGGTGGCAGATGAATTGGTATTTGGACAGCATCCTATAAGGGAGAATTACCATGATTCATACGCAAGTGTACGGGTTTTTTCAGACATGCTTACCCGACCAGGCAAAGGAGGTAAAAGAATACTTCCCAAATGGTAAAAACAGCATTCGAATTCGCAAAACCAACGGACAGGAATTTATATTTTCGTTGAGAGAGCCGAAGGCTTGGAAGTTTGAAACGATCGATCAATTTCTTGCCGACATGAAAGGAGAAAAGAAACATGGATGAAATGATTCGTTATATTTTCGGCAGTCTTCGCTGCTCCGAAACTGCGATGCGTGTGTTTGCTAAGACGCTCAGAAAGCAGAGGTCTTTCAATCGCAGCACCGTCATGGTTGCCACAGTTATGACTGTGAACATGCTTATCCAGGACTTGGAGATTCGCAGTATGCGTGATGAGATCGGGAACCTTAAAAACGAAATCAAGGAGCTTAGAAAAACGGAAGGAGACTAAAGAACTTCGATGATCGACTTTTTAATGATTTCGACCCGTAGTACGAAGCGTGGTGTAATAGAAATCTATCCGAAGTTTATCATTAAGAAAAGCTCCGACCTGATGATTAGAGGCAGTGACTTCTATGCTATTTGGTTAGAAGACCGAGGTTTATGGTCTACGGACGAGCAAGATGCACTCCAGCTTATTGACCGGGAACTTGACAAGTATGCAGAGGAAAACCGCAAAAACTTTGATTCGAGTATTAAAGTTCTGCATATGTGGGATTCCGAATCTGGAATGATCGATTCATGGCATAAATACTGTCAAAAGCAGATGCGAGACTCTTTCCACATGCTTGATGAGAAACTTATATTCTCCAATACACCGACGAACAAAAAAGACTACGCAAGTAAGCGGCTGAACTATCCTCTTGAAGAAGGGGCCACGGATGCATGGAATAAGCTGATGTCCACAATTTACTCTGAAGAAGAGCGAACAAAAATTGAATGGGCTATTGGTTCTATTGTCTGTGGAGAGTCGAAGAAATTGCAGAAATTTATGGTTCTGTACGGTGCAGCAGGTACGGGTAAGTCTACGGTTCTGAACATTGTTCAGCAGCTCTTTGAAGGATATTATTCCGTCTTCGATGCGAAAGCACTGGGTTCGTCCAGTAATTCCTTTGCATTAGAGGCATTCAAGACGAATCCACTTGTGGCAATTCAGCATGACGGTGACTTATCTCGCATCGAGGACAACACCCGACTGAACAGTTTGGTTTCTCACGAGCTGATGACAGTAAATGAAAAGTTCAAATCGACCTACGCAAACCGCTTCAAGTGCTTCCTGTTCATGGGCACCAATAAACCGGTCAAGATTACGGATGCAAAGTCAGGTCTTATCAGACGATTGATCGATGTGTCCCCTTCCGGAAACAAATTAAGTCCCAAGGAATACAAGGCGGTGACAAAGCAGATCGAATTTGAACTCGGTGCAATTGCTTATCATTGCCAGGAAGTCTATCTGGAGAATCCGGGCAGATACGATGATTATATTCCCGTGACGATGCTTGGTGCATCTAATGATTTCTATAACTTCATTATTGATTCTTACCATGTCTTCAAGAAAGAAGACGGGACAACTCTCAAAGCCTCATGGGAGATGTATAAAACCTATTGCGATGAGGCAAAAGTTACCTTCCCATTCTCTCAGAGGATATTTAAGGAGGAACTGAAAAACTATTTCCGGGATTACAAGGAGAGGTTCAATCTCGATGACGGAACTCGTGTGCGAAGTTATTACATTGGTTTTCGAACCGAGAAATTCGAGGATAAGACACTTACCGAGCAAGACGAGCCTGAGCATAAACTGATCGAGTTCTTAAAACAGAAATCGGTATTTGACAGAGAATGCGCAGATTGTCCTGCTCAGTATGCTTCGGCTAAAGAGACACCAACTTCCAAATGGGATGAAGTTTCTACTAAGTTGAGCGACCTGTCCACATCCAAATTGCATTATGTGAAAGTCCCGGAGAACCACATTGTTATTGACTTTGATATTCAGGATAAGGACGGCAATAAGTCGTATGAACTGAATCTCAAAGAAGCGAGTAAATGGCCGCCGACCTATGCTGAACTCAGCAAAAGCGGTCAGGGCATCCACCTTCATTATATTTATGCCGGTGATGTCAGTAAGCTCAGCCGAGTGTACGACGATCATATTGAAGTGAAAGTCTTCACCGGTAAAAGCTCGCTGCGCAGAAAGCTGACAAAGTGTAATGACTTGCCTATCGCAACGATCAATTCGGGTTTGCCACTGAAAGGAGAAAAACAAGTGATAAATTTTGAAGGGGTGAAGAGCGAGAAAGGGCTTAGAACGCAAATCAAGCGAAATCTCAACAAGGAGTACCATCCGGCAACAAAGCCCAGTATCGACTTCATTTACAAGATTCTTGAGGATGCTTATGCAAGCGGACTCAATTATGACGTGACTGATATGCGCAATGCTGTCTTGGCATTTGCAGCGAGCAGCACACATCAGGCGGATTACTGTATCAAGTTAGTCAACAAGATGCAGTTTAAGTCCGCAGACCAGTCAGCAGGAGCAAAAAATGATGATGCCAAGCTCGTGTTTTACGATGTTGAGGTGTTTCCGAACCTGTTTCTGGTGAACTGGAAAATTGAGGGTGAAGGTAAGCCGGTGGTTCGTATGATTAACCCCACCCCGACTGAGATCGAGGAACTGATGCGATTCCGTCTGGTTGGCTTCAACTGCCGTCGGTACGATAATCATATTCTCTATGCCCGGTTGATGGGGTATACAAACGAACAACTTTATAATCTCTCAACAAAGATCATCAATGGCAGCGCAAATTGCTTCTTTGGCGAAGCCTATAATGTGTCGTATACGGATGTGTATGACTTTTCCAGTAAGAAGCAGTCCCTGAAGAAATTCGAGATTGAACTTGGTATTCACCATCAGGAACTTGGTCTTCCCTGGGACAAGCCTGTACCGGAGGAGCTTTGGACAAAGGTCGCCGAGTATTGCGACAACGATGTCATTGCAACAGAAGCAACCTTTAATGCTCGTAAAGCAGACTTCACGGCTCGTCAGATTCTGGCGGATGTTGCGGGGATGTCCGTCAATGATACGACGAACTCGCTGACTACCAGAATTATATTTGGTAACAACCGCAAGCCTCAGGATCAGTTCAATTACCGTTTCATGGGTGACGAGAGTCAGATCTTCGATCCTAATGCGGATCTTCCGTTTACAATGGGGCTTGAAGACTACGACGAGTTCACACAGTTCGATAAAAACCATCGCCCCATCTTTCCTGGCTACACATTCGAGGGCGGTAAGTCTGTCTATAGAGGTGAAGAAGTCGGTGAGGGCGGCTATGTATATTCTGAACCCGGCATGTACAGCAACATTGCTCTGCTGGATATTGCATCCATGCATCCGAGCAGTATCGTAGCGGAAGAACTCTTCGGACCGGAATACACGAAACGGTTCAATGAAATTCTCCAGGCTCGTATCGCAATCAAGCATAAGGATTTTGATAAAGCCAAGAAAATGCTGGGCGGTGCATTGGCTAAATACCTGACCGATGAAAATGCAGCGGCTGATTTGGCGCAGGCTCTGAAGATTGCAATTAACTCGGTATATGGTCTGACCTCAGCCGGATTTGAAAATCCGTTCCGAGATAATCGTAACAAGGATAACATCGTTGCCAAACGAGGGGCCTTGTTTATGGTCAACCTCAAGCACGCTGTTCAGAGTCAGGGCTTTACTGTAGCGCACATCAAAACCGACTCCATCAAGATTCCAGACGCAACGCCTGAGATCATCAAGTTTGTGACCGAGTACGGCAAGCTGTACGGGTACAACTTTGAGCACGAAGCAACCTATGATCGTATGTGTCTGGTGAACGATGCAGTTTATATTGCTCGATATGCTACGGTTGAGAAGTGCTGTGACCTGTATGGGAAAAATTACATCGACTCTGCAAAGGATATTTGCAAGGAGAACAAGAAGCATCCGTATGCGTGGACGGCAACCGGTACACAGTTCCAGATTCCTTATGTTTTCAAGACGCTGTTCAGCAAGGAGAACATCGAGTTCGAGGATATGTGCGAGACGAAATCTGTGACGTCCTCGCTCTATCTTGACATGAACGAGGCTTTGCCGGATGTAAGTGCCCTTGAAGCGGAAAGAGATAAACTGTGGAAACAGATTACCGATTCTAAACGCATGACTGAGCCGATGCCCACTGAATGTGAGCGTGTCGAAGAACTAACGGACGAAATCGCCAAGGGTCACGACTACCACTTCATCGGAAAGGTTGGGCAGTTCTGCCCGATTAAGCCTGGCTGCGGAGGTGGCATTCTGCTTCGTGAGACTGAAAACAAGAAGACCGGTGAAAAGGGTTACGCTGCTGCTACGGGTTCTAAGGGCTTCCGCTGGCTTGAGTCCGAGATGGTCAAGCAGCTGGACAAACAGGGTGACATTGACCGTGGTTATTACAACAACATGGTAGATGAAGCAGTCAAGTCTCTGTCTGTTTATGGTGACTTCGAACGCTTTGCGGCGGACGAACCGTATGTTTCGGATAACACATCACCGTGGTTCGGAGCTGGCGAGCCTCATGAGGACGATACTACACCGTTTGATGTGAGGTAATGCTTATGATTTTAATTCTGTTAATTGCTGTGTTCATTTATATTTTGTGCACGGCTGATTCTACCGAGTCCTGTATTCCCAATGAGGAGTGCAGGACTTGTCCATTTCCATGCGATAAACGCAAAAATTGAAAGGAGAAACTAATTATGGCTTACAAAGCAGTAGACAACATCATCATCGAGAATGCTCGAATTATCTTCCGCAACTTTAAGGGTGAGGAGTCCAAGTACAATCGTGCTGGCTCCCGCAATTTCTGCGTGGTCATTGAAGACTCTGATATGGCGCAGAAGCTTATTGAGGATGGTTGGAATGTTCGTGTTCTGGCTCCTCGTGATGAGGACGAGGCTCCTCGCCATTATATTCAGGTGGCGGTCAGCTTCGACAACATCCCCCCGAAGGTTATCATGATTACTCGTCGAGCTAAGACTCAGCTGGATGAGGAGTCTATCGGAACTCTGGACTTCGCAGAGATCCGCAATGTCGATCTGACGATTCGTCCCTACAACTGGGAGGTCAATGGCAAAACCGGCGTCAAGGCGTACCTTAAGACGATGTATGTCACCATTGAGGAAGACGAATTCGCTGAAAAGTATGCCGAAACTGAGGGTCCTGAGGAGATGCCCTTCTAAAGGTGAATAGGTGCCAGCTTAGTACATGTCTGGTTAAATGTCCAGTAAGGTCTCGATTAGGTGTGCACGCCTATGATGGTAAGAGGAAACAGCCTATTCCCCTTTAGTAACCGAAAGGAGGTAAAGCCATGTTGTGGCAGAAAAAGAAGAAACGCAAAAAGGCTACTAAACCTAAAGCAGTTACTTTAGTTGCTCCTCAGCAGCCGGTGGAAGAGATTCCGCAAACGACTGAGCCTGAGGAAAAAGAAGAAACGCCAAAGCAAAAAAAGCCCGCTGGGGAAAAATACAAAAAGGTTTTGTCTCCGGAAAAAGCTTTCTTAGATGCATTCGGACGATTGACTAACCGACATCGGGCTTGGGATGTTTGGCGTGACTTTATTATTATGTTCGCTTGTTCGCTATCTAATCCTCTCGATAAGGGGCACCGGGATAAGCGAGAAGCGTTATATTTGGAAGTCATCAAAAAGTACAATAAGCAGGATCAAGAGTTGTTTCCTGAACTGGCTGCTCAGACGGTCTTGGCTTTGGAGGAAAATCCGGAGCAAGATTTTCTGGGCAGCATTTTTATGTCTCTCAATCTCGGCAACGAGCATAATGGACAGATCTTTACGCCGTATCATGTCTGTGAGCTAATGGCTGAAATGACGATGGACGACACGGTAAAAAAGGTAGAACAGGACGGTTATATTTCAATTAACGATCCGTGCTGCGGAGCTGGGGCCACATTGATTGCCGGAATCCACGCTGCAAGGAAGCAGTTGGAAAAAGCAAACTTGAACTACCAAAATCATCTTCTCGTCGTTGCACAGGATATCGATGAAACGGTGGCGCTTATGTGTTATATTCAGCTTTCACTTTTGGGTGTAGCCGGATATGTAAAGGTCGGAAATTCTCTGACAGAGCCGATGACAGATAGCGACGACAAAGAGAATTACTGGTTTACCCCAATGTACTTCTCCAATGTCTGGGTGCTGCGTCGAATCTTCGGAGGGTACTGATGGCCGGCATATCACTTCGAGACTATCAAACAGATGCTGTTGAGAGAATGAAAAACGGCTGCATTCTTTGTGGCGGTGTCGGTAGTGGCAAATCCAGAACAGCTTTAGCCTATTACTACAAACAGAATGGAGGTAAGCTCGGTACAAAGAGTTATATTCAGATGCCGGGTACGCCAAAAGACCTGTACATCATTACCACGGCAAGAAAAAGAGATACTTTGGAATGGGAGGGTGAGCTTTCGCCCTTCCTTCTTTCTGTCCATGAAGAGGTCAATGCCTATAAAAATAAGGTCGTCGTTGATTCTTGGAACAATATCGGGAAGTATGCCACGGTTACGGACGCATTCTTCATATTTGATGAGCAGCGTGTTGTCGGTTCAGGTGCATGGGTAAAGGCTTTTCTGAAAATTGCCAAGTTTAACGAATGGATTCTTCTATCTGCTACCCCAGGGGACACATGGGAGGATTATATTCCTGTATTTGTAGCAAACGGCTTCTATAAGAACCGGACTGCTTTCAAAGAAGAACACATGGTCATGACTTGGGTAAATGGAAAGTATCCGAAAGTAGACAGATATTTGGGAGTAGGACGACTCATCCGGCTTCGTAATCGCATTCTTGTGGATATGGATTTCAAGCGAGAAACCTGCTCACACCATGAGGATGTTTATGTCAATTACGATATAGCAAAGTATAAAGAGACAAGCCGTCTTCGTTGGAATCCGTACAAAAACGAGCCGATTGTAAATGCTGGAGAGCTTTGCTATGTATGGCGACGCATCGTAAATGAGGATGAGTCCAGACAAATCGCTCTGATGGAATTGTTTGAGAAGCACCCCAAAATGATCGTCTTTTACAATTTTGATTATGAGCTTGATATTCTGAAAAATCTCTACTATGGAGAAAATGTTGAAATTGCAGAATGGAACGGTCATAAGCATCAACCAATTCCGACTTGTGACAGTTGGGTATATTTGGTTCAATACACCGCTGGAGCCGAAGGATGGAACTGCATTAGTACGGACACCATTGTGTTTTACTCGCAGAACTACTCTTACAAAATCATGAAGCAATCAGCAGGACGAACCGACCGACTAAACACTCCATTCAAAGATCTTTACTATTACCATTTGAAGTCCCGTTCCGGTATCGATTTGGCTATTAGCCGAGCATTGAGTGAGAAGCGGAATTTCAATGAAACCAAGTATGTAGGCAGCTATAAATCTAAAGCTGTCTAAGAAAGGAGAAAAGATGATAACCCTTGATGTTGCGGACTATTGCTCCGCGAGCGATACCTGAGAAAGAAGGTGACGGACGATGGCGTTGGCAAGACTGGCGAAGCAATGTCGTGAATGTCCGTTTGTCGAGACTTGTAACCACAAGGAAATTGTAACAATGTATAAGGACGAGTTAGAGAAGATTCTTTATAAGGATTTATATTCTCACCTCGGACTTCAGTTTGGAGGCTGAATATGCATAACAATACCAACAATTCAGACAGAATGAACACTGTCGCTTATAAAATTGGGCAAGCTATCGCACTGGTAGCTTGTCTTTGTGTTTCTGCTATCGTCATTACTTTGACGGTGAAGTGCATCCTGTGGATTTTGTAAGGAGGTTTTGCAGATGAATGAAGAAAAGGAAGTCTATTTCGACCAGTATTGCAAATCTTGCAAGCACAACGGTCTTAAAGAATCCAAAGATCCGTGCAACGACTGTCTCGCAGAGCCCAGCAATACAAATTCCCACAAACCGATGAACTATGAAAGCAAAAACAATTCTTGATGCCGAGAAGAAGGATGCGATTGATATCGCAACGGAGCTTTGCTATAGCGAAGAAGTTAAAAAGAAACTGGCTCAAGCAAAATCTGTTTATGAAATCGGTCGCATCCTTAAACAAGCTCGGCTCAATCAAGAGTGATATTTCTGAAAGGAGAAAAGAAACATGAATCTTGAGGAGTTCAGAAAGGCACTTTCGTCAGATGCTACTGAAGAAAATGCACGATTGAAAAAACAGCTGTCAGATCTTCAGACTGACTACCACGAAAAAGTTTCAAAGCTTGAAAGCGAAAATGATTTGCTTAAAGAAAGTTGTCGGGTTTTATGCAATCGATGCTTTACTCTTACGAGAGGTGTTACTTGTCTATTTTGTGGTCTCGATTATCCCTGCCCTCATATGCCGGGGCTTGAGGAACGGGTGACTATGGCTCATGAATTGAGAAAGGGGATCGAAAAAAATGGCTAATGGATATCGTGATGCTCTTGTTCAGCAAATAAAAGACGCTGGCCAAGAACTTATCAACCGAGCTGAAACGATGGTACATCCTGAAAATGATTTAATCACCGATTTTTCCATAGTAATCCATTTCGAGCAGCATGAGGTCCCTACAATCGACTACACAACCAGCGTGATAAACAAAGTTGCTTGCGATCGGGTTATCTATAAGAAAGGAGAATCTGATGTCACAAAAGTATGACAAATATCTGGAAAACCACAGACAAGCTGTGAAAAAAGCTTACCAGTGGATCGCTGCTTATATTCCAGAGCTAACAGATGTGGAGGCTACTCGGAATATTGAATTTCATGACATGTCGAAGAACACACCAGATGAGTACAAGCCTTATGATGACTATTTCTACGGAGAGCAAACCCCAGCAGTCATTGAAGCATTTAACCGGGCATGGCTCATGCATATTCATCGAAACCCCCATCATTGGCAGCACTGGGTTTTAATCAATGATGAGCCTAAAGAAGGAACTATCCTTATTGAAATGCCGTACCCATATATTATTGAGATGGTTTGTGACTGGTGGGCATTCAGTTGGATTAAAGGGGATCTTTCCGAAATGTTTGCCTGGTACAAAGACCATGAAGCCTATATTAAATTACACAACAATACTCGTTCGATTGTAGAGGAAATTCTGGAAATGATTCGGACGAAGCTTACGGAGGTAGAAAATGCTGAAAATTGAAAACACTGAAGTCATGGGTTGGGAGCACGCCATTCGCGGTATGCGGAACCCTAAGAACTCTTGGGAGAAGAGCGATAGTGGTGTTTGCGCCACGCATGGTCCAGCTCATTGCGCAGATTGTGTATACACTGATTGCCACGCTGACGATGTGGAGATTGGCACAAAATATATTCTCGGAGGCGATGATTTAACACTCATGACCACCCTCCGCAATGCCGGCACTGACCATCGCAAGTTCATGCGGATGATTACCGTCTATCTCGACATCACTGCCCCGCTGTACTGGTGGAAGGAGTTCGATACCTACAAAGTTGGTACGGTTGCTAACTCCTGCTCCACGATGCACAAAATTGCAGCGAAGGAGTTTACACTGGAGGACTTCAGCCACGAGCATTTGCAGGAGGACTCTGTAGCTGTGCTCGAAACGGTTATTCATACCTTGAATGTCCATCGAGATTGGTTTAATAATAAGGTACTGGATGACCCCAAGATCGATTGGTGGCAGATGATCCAGCTTCTCCCCAGTTCCTACAACCAGAAGCGGACAGTCATGCTGAACTATGAGGTTCTGGCAAACATCTATAAATCCCGTCGGCATCACAAGCTCGACGAATGGCACACGCTTTGCGACTGGATTGAGGGTTTGCCTTATTCTGAGCTGATTACTGGCAAGGAGGAAATGGCGGATGTTTGATGGTGGAGTAAAAGAAACCTTGTGCACTCGCTGTGCTCATCGAGATGTCTGTGCACATAAACAGGACTATTTTGATATTCTCAAAGCGGTCGAAAATGCAACTGTGACCCGAGATACGGGCGATGGAAAGATCACATCAAAGAAAGTGATTCACTATGACTTCATCAGCGGCATCTCTGTTGGGTGTAAGTATCACCAAAATTGGACAGAAACCTATCGTTCCGGAGAAGCAATCCTCTGAAACTGCACGAAAAATACACCCCCTATTATGAAAGGAGGTAACGCACATGAATTATTTTCTGGCAGTTAATGATCGGCAACTCGGCACTTGTTTGAGAATGCTGTTTGCTGAGAAACTTCAGCCTGCTGTCCAAACCGTGTTGAACGAAAAGGGCAAGATTGAGTTTCACATCAGCATTGCAGCAGATCAAGAAGTGTTCGAAGAACTGAACGAGCGCTACAAGATCATGATTTCGTAAGTTACTCGATTTCAAAGGTAAAGGGGCCGTAACAAGCCCTTTTACTTTTGTTATATTTATGGTAAAATACTACGAGGAGGTCGTCAAATGAGAATTATTCGAGACATATTTTGGATATTATTGATTATTACTGTGCCGGTAGCAATCTTTGATAAATTCTTTAGACCTTATTGCATGACCGTTATTGAAAGGATGTGTAACAAGGATGAAAGTTAAATCCAGAATGTCCTGTCCTGTTCGAAGGAAAGACGGTACATGGACTACTGTTATCAAAGAATTTGAGGAAGATATTCCGGATCTCGGACGAAAAGAGCTTATCTGCAACAAATGCGGACGCCCCGATTATCCTAAATGTAAAGAAACGGTTTGTGAAGCCTGGAAATACCACAAATCGAAAAAATAACATTTTATGTAAGAGCTGAGGTTAAACCTTGGCTCTTATTTTTTGTGTAAAGGAGAAAACAATGCTTGCCAGAGAAGCGACAAAAGCGGATATTCAGGCTGTTTGTGACCGCCTTCGGGAAGCTAAGGAACAACGTCGGCTTGATATTCAAATAAACCAGGTTATTGCACTGGTGAATCGTAATCACAGGAGGAAAAAATATGACGCCGAACGACTATCAGCAGGCAGCTCTTCGCACTGCTCCAAAAGATTTACCGCCTGACCGACTTCTGCTCAATGGCTTAATGGGTCTGAACGGAGAAGCCGGCGAAGCAATTGATATTTTGAAAAAGCATCTGTTTCAGGGGCACGAACTGGGCACTGCACATATGGCTAAAGAGCTTGGAGATGTGGCTTGGTATCTCGCTGTAAGTGCAAACGCCATTGGGTATGACCTTGAAACCATCATGCAGATGAATGTGGACAAACTGAAAGCCAGGTATCCGGATGGTTTCGACGCTGAACACAGTCTGCATCGCAATCAGGATGATATTTAAGGAGGGTTTTCTATGAATGAACAATTCGGAGAAAAGGTAAAAGCTATTTTTGATAGTATTACCGTTCTTCAGGCAAAAGATAGTGACTTGAAACGAGATAACGCCAACATCAACGGTGACTCTCCTATGGGGGCTATGCTGCAATATGGTGCCAATACCGCTAAGGAGTACAATCTGGAGTATTTGATTAAACCTGCAATTGCAGAACTTCACCGCGATGGTTGGATTCACATACATGACCTTGACTTCTATGCATGGACGACGACCTGCACGCAGATTGAACTTCGCAAACTCTTTAAGAATGGATTTAATACCGGGCACGGCCATCTGAGAGCACCAAAAAGCATTGGTTCGTATGCAGCTTTGGCTGCTATTGCTATCCAGTCAAATCAAAATGACCAGCATGGCGGACAGAGTGTTGTGGACTTCGATTATGCTATGGCTGAGGGTGTCCGTTACACCTATCAGAAGTACCTGAAAGAGGGTTATGAGATCTGCGAACGCCTCAACGATCTGAAAGATAAAGCATGGATTCTCGACTATGCTATGGAAAAGACTACTCGCGATACTTATCAGGCTATGGAGGGGTTCATTCATAATCTGAACACCATGCATTCCCGTGCCGGCGCTCAAGTTCCATTCAGCTCTATTAACTATGGCACGGATACATCTTGGGAAGGTCGTCTTGCTATTGAGCAGCTTCTGCTTGCTACAGAAGCAGGACTCGGTCATGGCGAAACACCAATCTTTCCTATTCAGATTTTCCGTGTCAAAGAGGGAGTCAACTATAATCCCGATGACCCAAACTATGACCTGTTCAAACTGGCGATGAAGGTCAGTGCAAAGCGGCTGTTTCCTAACTTTGCTTTCATTGATGCCCCGTTCAATCTCCAATATTACAAGCCTGGTCATCCTGAAACAGAGGTTGCCTACATGGGTTGTCGTACTCGTGTAATGGGCAATGTTTATGACCCGTCTCGTGAGATCGCTCCCGGAAGAGGTAATCTGAGTTTCACCTCTATCAATCTTCCGAGGCTGGCTATTGTGGTCGACGGTGACATTCCTCAGTTTTTCAAACTGCTTGACGGAATGCTCGACAAAACCATGCAGCAGCTTCTCGACCGATACGAGATTCAAGCGTCAAGAGTAGTTAGAAACTTTCCGTTCCTCATGGGAGAAGGCGTATGGATGGACTCTGACAAGCTTAGACCGGACGATGAGGTTGGAGAGGTGCTGAAACACGGAACGCTCTCTATCGGTTTCTGTGGGCTTGCAGAGTGTCTTGTAGCATTGACAGGGCATCATCATGGTGAAGATGAAGCATCTCAGGAGCTTGGTCTGCGAATTGTAGGTTATATTCGAAACTATTGTGATGAGAAAAGCAAGCAGTTTGGCATGAATGTAACCTGTCTTGCTACTCCTGCTGAAAGCTTAGCCGGACGCTTACTTAGAGCTGACCGAAAAGAATTTGGCATTATTAAGGGTGTTACTGATCGTGACTACTACACTAACAGCTTTCATGTTCCGGTCTATTATCATCTCCCGGCACTTAAGAAGATTGATATTGAAGCTCCATACCATGCTCTTACCAATGCCGGTCATATTTCTTATGTAGAACTGGACGGTGATCCGACCAAAAACCTTGTAGCTTTCGAACGAGTTGTAAGACACATGAAAGAAGCCGGCATCGGTTACGGAAGCATCAACCATCCTGTAGATCGAGATCCTGTCTGCGGTTATAACGGTATTATCAATGACACCTGTCCCAGCTGCGGACGGAGCGAGGCTGATGGAGTTCCGTTCGAACGCATTCGTCGCATCACTGGATATTTGGTCGGAACTCTTGATAAGTGGAATGACGCTAAGCGTGCGGAGGAGCGAGATCGTGTCAAGCATGAAGTTGATTCAAATTTCGGGGATTGAACCGGAATCCATTGTTGATGGAGAAGGCATCCGATATGTGATATTTACACAGGGTTGTCCTCATCATTGCCCCGGCTGTCATAATCCTCAAACTCACCCGTTCGGTGGCGG